ATGAAATTGTCATTCCTGGCGGGGGCGCTCGTCCTGTCGCTGATCGCCGCGGCGGTGGCGGCGGAAAACTACGTGAGGTATGTCAGCGCCGAGACGCTCAGGGTCTACCTCAAGGACGAGAAGGGCCGCGTCGTCGTCTCGGTGACCAACAACAGCAGCGAGACGCTCGATGTCGACGTCAACTGCACGTTCTTCATGGGAACGGTCAAGGCGGGGACGGGGACCGGCACGACGTCCCGCCTGCCGCCGCACCGCAGCGACACGCTCGACATTCCCGACCGCCAGAATTTACCGTTCAACACCGCGCATTGCGACGTCGCACGGGCCGAGAAATAGCCGCCATGTCGGTGAATTGGCCTTAGGGATGGTGGGCGCGACAGGGATTGAACCTGTGACCCCTCCCGTGTGAAGGGCGCGGGCATGATCCGCAGCGCATTGATCCGCAATCGCTTTCCAAGCCGCTGGCATTTCGCGTGTCTGGAATGTGCCAAATCACGCCCGCCGCAGCTCGCCGATTGCCGGGTGTGACGCGCCCCAAACCTTCGCGATTTCCGGCACCATCGATGACGGCATGAGATGGGCGTACCGCTCCACCATCGACAGCGTTTTCCAGCCGCCTTCCGCCTTCAATCGCAGCGGGTCTTTGGTCAGGCTATAAAACCACGTTGCCCAACTATGCCGACAGTCATGCGGCGTCGTGTGCTCGATCAGCCCGGCCCGGCGGCAGGCGGTGCGGAAGGCCGTCTTGATCTGCCCGCCCTCTCTGCGTCCGCGATCGACATAGGGCTCGCCATCGTCGCGCCGGAACACCCTGCCCTCGCGGTGCGGCAGGTTCGCCAGCGCGAGAATGGCGGCCGGCGTCAGGGCCGCTACACGATCGCCGCCATTCTTCGTGCCCCGGAAGACGACGCGCGCCGCCGGCAGGTCAACATCTCCCCATTCCAGATCCAGCGCCTCGGCCAATCTCGCGCCCGTACAGAGCAGGAAGCGCAGCAGGGGCCGAAGATGCGGGGCCGCGCCTTCCTCTAGCGCCACGGCTTCCGCAGGGGAAAGCCAGCGGGTTTTGCCGCGAGGCGAGCGGGGCCGGTCAAATTTCGGCGCCGCGCACCATCCCCGTCCATGCCCATGATTGAGGATCGCGGTCAGCGGCACATAGACCGATCGCGTCTTGGTGGCCGGCGCCGCGTCATCGCCGACGATGCAGGTCACCGCGCGATCGGCGGCACCCTGATCGATCTTGGCGAGCGCCCGCGATCCGAAATGCTCGACCAGCCGTTTGACGTAGGCTTTGGTGCCGGCGCTGCGCTCCTGAAATTCGAGGTAACTCAGCGCTGCCCTGGCGAAGGAAACGACAGCACGGGCGCCGAAGACGGCTTGGTCATAAACTTCCGCTTCCCTCTTCGCCCGATAGGCTTCGGCTTGTTCGCGGTCAGCCGTGCCCGTAGTTTCGCGGACACGGATGCCTCTGACGGTTCCGGTGAGGTGCCAATATTCACCACGACGGCTGAGCTTGAGGGGCATGGCAGGCTCCGGTAGAGATCGCGGTACTCGTCCTCGTCGAAGATGATCGTCTTGCCGGACTGTCGCCCGATTCCGTGCGCCCGGCAATGCTCGCGCAACCCGCGCACGCCGCGGTGCAGTTTCTCCGCCGCGCGCTCAACGGTGATCGGCCAAGTCTCTGCGCTCACGTCAAGGTGCTCCTCTACCTGGCCTGTTTCCGGGCGATGCCTTCGGGGCTTCTGTCCCTATCGCGCATCGGACAGGTTCCTTTATTCTCTTCCAATTTTGCGTTGATTCGGCGCGGGAAGCAGTGGCGGTATATCCCCACTCTTGTACGACTGTTCGATGAGAGGTTTTGTGTGTTGCCCGACCGTGATTCCGTCCGGCATCATGACGTGAGCTAGAAAAGCTTCCTCGAACGTCTCGATTTTGCTCTCGACGCTTTCGAGCTTTGCCTTGATGCAAAGCGCAAGGGCTCGCCACCGCGAACGCTGTTGTTGCTGTTCCTTCGCAGAGGTTCCTTCCGGAAGCGGAAGGTCGAATCGGACGCGACGATCCGCAGCCTCGAAGATGACGATGGCGCGACCCTTCTCCGTGAAGTAGGCGAAGCTCTTGGCGCCGTAGCGTTTGAGCGTGGCTTCGATTTCGGTTCGGCTCCGGTCAACCGGAACATCGGTGCGGGCGGCGTAGGTCATATGTCTTTTCCCGAGCCAGCAACAGCGATCCCATCGCGCTTAAGCGCTTCATCGAAATCGGAGGCGGCGCGTCTATCACTCGTGTAAATCGCATCGTCCACATGACCTCCCGGAAATTGTTCCGGAACAATCATGATCATTCTATTGAGCGCCGCAGCAAAGCGGACAGACTCCATGTAATGATCATGGGCCATTGTGAAAAGCGCGAGCGCCTTAAGATACTCGTCATGACTCAATTCTGCTTTATAGGCTGACATTTTCTGTTCCCTTTCTTGCGATATGCGAATCGTTAGTCGGCGAAGCCGATTGAGACGCGAAGCGGCTCAACCCGAAGGGCAAGAGCGCGGTGCGCGTAGCGCAATCGCCACGAAGCGGTCACGATACGGGTCCAGGGGAGAGGGCGGCGCGCGCGATGCGCCCGATATCACCGCATCGACCTGTAGACGGAAACGACATATCCCCGGCGCGCTCTTCAATCCGTTCCAGTGCCGCTCGGAGGGCTGAGAGGGCGAGGGTGGCGGTGTCCCGCTCATCTTGCAGGGCGCTTATTTGGCGTGAGCCATCCAGGATCAGAGCGCCATGCAGGCGGCGAACCTTGGCCAACTCCCCCTCCATCTCGGCGATGCGCTTCTCGGCGGCTTCGGCGCGGGCGACCTCCGCAGAGTGACCGCCGCAAATCGCATCGAGCGCGTCGTTGAGTCTGGCGTTCTCCCCGGTAAGGCGCTCGTTCTCGGCGCGGAGGCGCGAAAGTTCGTCGGCAGCGGGATCGGCGCACCCGCCCCAGGGCGAGCACATGCCGGGCGTGTCACAGGCGCGCATCGTTTTCCGGCAGATCAGGTCGCTCATGAGAGCACCGGCAGCCAATGCGTCGGCGCGCCGTCTGGGTGCGCCTCAGACCAAGTCAGCTCGCCGGATGGATGCTCCCAGATGCCGGGGCCGCGCTGAGCTATCAAATTTGTCCCAGCCGGATTCCAGCGCATCTCGACAATCGGTGCGTCGGGCGCCCACAGGCGCACGAGCGTTCCGTCTCTCGGGGCCGTATGGATTGGATTCCACACGACAGGTGACAAGCCCCGGAGGGCCGAATCCTGCGGGTCGCTCACCGCTCCCCTCCATCGCTCGCCGCATCGATCTCGGCCAAGAGCGATCCGAGCTTGCTGTGAAGGTCGCGCGTGCGCTCGATATCGAGAAAGAACCCGCGATACTGATTCTCGAATTTGACCGTGTTGCGGCCAACGTCCGCCGTCACGGTCAGCGTCTTGCGCTCGACTAGCGCGGTCACGGGTTGTTCGATTGTCCGAACGAACTTACTCACAGTGTCTCTCCTTTCACCGTCGTACCGGGGATGATGTTGGGGGTGTCAAAACGTGCGTGCCGGTCCAGTTATGTCATCCCCGCTTCGCGGCGCATCCGTCCCTTAGATTGAGAGCGCGAGGTCATACGCCGCACATCCCTTCGCACTCGTTGGCCCACATATCGGGCTGAAACCATTTGTCCAGGCGCGGCTTTGGCCGAAACTCGACATCGCGAAGCGCCGTGCACGACCGATGCAGATAGAGTTCGCCGCTGAAACGCTTCACCTGATCTGGCAGGCGCAGGCGGTCATCGATGCCGCAGGCGCGTTCGAAATCGTCTGGCGCGGTATCTTTCATGCCCTGCCAATCGGCGTCGGCCTTATAGGCGCACTGAACGCAGGCGGATTTTGGAGGAATGGAATGGCCTCGCGCGCGCAGCCAAGCCTCGCAATCGACGCGCGTCATTCTGCGCTCTATCAGAGGGAATCTATGGATTGAAAACCGGACGTCCGCCGGCTTCATCCGGTCGGCCTCGTTCAACGAGATCCCGATCCACTGCTCTACCGATCCCGGCGCTATGTACGCGCGCCCCTCGCGCCCGAGAAGCCGCCGCACCTCTTTACGGATCTCCCGGATTTTGAATTCTCGGGTGCATTGACGTTTTGCCATGCCGCCAGCTTTGACAAACGCTGGGAACCTCGCGCTGTTGTCACCCGCAAATAGCGCGTCGCTCAGCTTGCCGCGGGTAACGACATAGACAGGGAAATTGAGCATAGATCGCAGCACGGCAAGGTGCCGGTACGTCGCGTCGCCTTCGTCCTGCGTATCGGCGAAGATCGCGCAATCCGGCTTCGGCCCGATCTCGCCATCTGCCGCCATGAGCGCCATCGTCGTCGATTGCACGCCAGCGCCCAGGCTGATGACGCGGAGACGGATGCTCACACTCCTACCTCTCTCAATCTAAGGGATGACTGCCGAGGCCGAAGGCCACGGATTGAACACCGGCGGACCGGCACGCTTGGCATGACACCATCTAATCGGACGGGGTCTGTAGGATAGGCGAGGGCGAGGCGGAGAGGGCGGACCGTCGAACAAGCTTTTGCGCTTTACGAAAATCTGGTTCGTTCAGCGTGTACCCAGATCCGAAGGCGCTCGTGCTTACGTTAAGAAAGTCGGGAAATCTGACTAGCCGATCCTGCTCCTGACAGCGATCTACCCAATCAGCAATTCTCGCGAACGGCTCCAGCGCCTTCCGGAGCCCCTCGCTATTGGCGCGCTCCTGGTCGAGCAGGGCAAGAAGGGCCGCTACGTCGTAGTCGCCAAAATCTTGCTCGCGCTGCGCTAGGGACAGCCGTATCTCAGCCTCTCGTCTCGCATCCTCTGCCGGGGTGGTCATGGCGACACCAGCAACGACAGCCCAAGGGCCAACAACATGCCGGTCCACAACAGCAGGATCATTCCGTCGCTCATGTCGTACTCCTGGAGGAAGAAGGAGGGGTGAGGGTGGCGTCAGGAATCCAGCGCGCCGCGCGCTTCACAATTCTTTTGGCGTCAGGGCTGTTCGGCGCCGCCTCGATCATGCGCGCGAGGTGATAAGCATCGATGCGGCTCAGTGATGTTCTGAACCGGGCCGAACGAAAGTGGTCTATTTCTGACGATGCGCCGTAGTCGGTCAGCGAGTATTCGATGAGACAACCGCAGGTATCGCAGTGAAGGCAGCCGTCTTCCTCTCCCGGCCACCCTCCGTCGATCTCGCTCCCCGGATGCGCCGCTGCCGCCTTCACTGCGCATGAGTAGCAGTATGTGCATGAGGGTTCAGAGCCGCCTCCAGTGAGCCAATGTCGCTGCTGGACGTCGGTCGCCGCCCATTTGTGCAGTCGCTTGATTATCTCGTCCATCTCAGACCCTCTCACACGACAGGTTTCTCGGGCGCATCGGCGAAGGGGCGCTCACCGTCCCCTGACGCCATGTTCGCAGCGACCCGGTCAGCCCACGGGTTGATCGATCGCCAGCTTTTCAAGCCGATATCTATTCTGGAGAATTCAGATTCGGAGAGGCCGTTCAGCGCCGCCGTTTTGATTGCGTCGTCAAGCGTTAGTTGGCCGACTTCGTCGGCGCTGAGATGCACCCCTTGGCCCTTGGCGGCGGCCACCATGATGGCGATATAGATGTCGCGGGCCATCCTCACCCCTCCTCTGGAGATGAGAGGGACAGCTTGCGGATGGCCGATGCGTATACGAGGCCAGCGCTATTGCCGGGCTTGCGCGGGGTCAGGAAATAGCTCTCGTTCTTGCTGGAATGCGTTTCCTGGCCGTCCTCGACAATCTGAGCCGCCCGTTCCCGCATCCTGCGCTCTCCTCGGCTCTCCGCTGAGAGGAGGGCTGAGGTGATGACCTGTTGGCGGCGCTGGCTCTCGGCGGGCTCCGCAAATAGCGGCGTCCGTATCCGTTCGACGATCTCCCGCGCAATCCGCGCCGCAATCTCCCGTGCATCCCCCTCCGGTACGCTCACGGGGGAGGGGAGGGAGTCGAGGAGGGCGAGGATCGTCTGAGGATCGCAGGCGTCCGCGAAGGTCGTCAAAGGTCGCGTGCCATCTATCGGCGCATCATGGTCGTCAAGGAACGCCTGCGCCTTCATCGCCAGTATCCGGTGTAGGGAGGGTCATGCTTCGGTCCTCGTCATGTCGATCTCGCCGGCCCGCGCCCGCCGATAGAATTCCTCCGCCAGCTCGTCCAGCATCCACGCCTCGCCCGGCACGAGCTCGTCGGCGAAGATCACCGGCGGCAGGTTCCTCAGCATCGCCGGCGAAGGCCGGTCGGCGTGGAAGATTGCGAACTGCGGCCGGCCGCGCTGGCTGGTGAAGACGTAGAGCCATCGCTTGCCGGCCATCGTCCTACCCCGCCAGATCGCCGCGCCGCGCCTTGATCAGATCCTCGAGCGCCAGCGCCTTCTCCGCCCCGACATATTGCATGTAGTCGGCGAGGTGCGGCCGGATGTCCTTCTCGATCTTGTCGAGCGCGGCGGCGGTCTTGACGGTCGCGATGGCGGTCGTCCGGCTCGTGCCCCAGCGCTTCCACTCCTCGACGAGCTTCGGGTCGAGCTCGGCATCGCCCGGCTGATCGTCGGAAGGCGGGGGTGCGGCGGTCTTGGTCTCCGGCGTCGCCGCTGCCGTGCCTGTTGACGGCGCGTCGTCGGGATGGCGTGAGGACGCCGGAGATTCGTGGACCTCGCCGGTGGCTGGATCGTGAGGCGGTGCGGCGGCGCGCCGACGGTCGCCGAACGGGTCCTCGAGGTCCGCGCCAGCTTCCCGCCTGGCGGCCCGCTCGCGCTCGGCTTCCGCGTCCGCGGCCTTGGCGACCGATTCGTAGTTGCCGGCGAACGGCTTCAGCCGGCGGCGCTGCAGATCGTCCAGCGTCTTCCACCACGCGCGGAATGCCTCGGTACCTTCCTCGGCGGCGTCATCGGCTCGCGAGCGCAGCGCGTCGAAAGCCGGGTCGCGCGCATCGCCGCCGGCGACCCAGTCGGCGACCCGCTGGCCCATCTCGGTCCCGACCGTGCCGCCGGTGCCGAACACCGTGTCGAGCGCACCGGGACATTTGCGCACCGTGAACGCGCCGCGCTGCGTCATCTCGAGCACGGCCGTCAGCTCGTAGCGCAGCGACTTGTCTTGAACTTCGATCCACGGCCCCGGCTTGAGCGTCTTCTTGCCGTTGCCGTCGACCCCCTCGACCATCGGCTGCTTCGCGCGCGAGCAGAGGATCATGTGCATGCGGCTGGCGAGCAGTCGGTTCGTCAGCTTGCGATAGGCGAGCTTTGGCTTGAGCCACTTCTGCAGCCCTTCCTTGCCGTTCTTGTCTGCCTGGTCGAGAACGCCGCCCTCGCCCTGCCAGACATGCGAGACGCTGTCGACGACGACGACCTCGTACCCGGCCGCCTCGATTTCCAGCAGCGCCTCGACGTAGCGCTCCGGTGTGAACGGCCTGGTCAGCTCGGCGTAATCGTAGCCGCCGGGAATGTCGCTGGCGTAGAGCCGGCCGCGACCGCTCTCGGTGTCGAGCAGGATGCGCCGCTTCGGATCCGGCACCATGCCGGCGGCCAGCATCAGCGCCGAATAGGTCTTGCCGCTCTCCGGCGGCCCGAACAGCCCGATGAGCAGGTGAGCGCCGGCGCGGGTCGCGGGGGCGATATTGAGGATTCCCATGGTCTACTCCGTCAGTTGAGAAAGCGGCGCCTGCATCCGGCGGGCGACGTCATAGAGTTCCTTGGTGTCGAAATCGCCGCGGTCCTTGCGGTCCTGCAGGCGCATCTGCGCATAGGCCGGCAGCCCGACGATCTTCGCGCGCTCGTTGTTCGCCGGCCATTTTCCGGTGCGCAGGCATTTGAGGAACAGCGCCTTGGCGGCGCGCAGCTGCTCGCGGCCCCATTCGAGCGAGTCGCCGTCGAGCTGCACCACCTCGACGAAATACGGCGCGTCCTTGGACTGGACGACATACCAATATTCGGCATCCTTGCCGGTCAGCGCCTTGTGGCCTTCGATGTACGTGGCGGCGCGGATGTCCCACGAGAGATTCGACGCCGCTCGGCCAAGGCCGTTCTCGTCGGTCTGCGCCGCCGTCTTGTAGTCGATGATGACCGTCGGCGAGCCCGGGATGTTGCTCTTGCGGTAGTCGGGCCGGCACTTCATCCAAATGCCGCCATCGGATTGCCAGAAATAGCTCAGCTCCGACTGGCCGCCCTGGAAGCCACCTTCGGCGAACGGCGGCGCCGTCATGAACGGCAGATCCTCGAAACCGTTGTGCATGGCGCGCCGCATGCCGGCGACCGCCGCGGCCTCGTGCGCGAGCAGCGGCGTCTTGCCGGCGAGGTATGCCGCATCGCGCTGCTCCCGGGCCGCGTTGGTCCGGTAGTCATCGCAGCGGATGATGACGACGCGCTCGTCGAAATGCTCCGGCTCGAGAAAGAGCAGGTGCGCGGCGCGGCCGATGTCGAAGGCCTTTTTCTGCTTCGGCTCGTAGTCCGGGCGGAGAGGGGAATCGTACCAGGCGCGTGCCGGGTGCACGTTCACCATGCGCGCGGCGAAGCCAGCCGACAGCGCCGGCTCTGGCGTGCAGTTTCCGTGGTAGACGTCGACCGACAGGCTCTCATAGACGCCCGGCTCGGTGATCGTTTGCATGTTCATTGTGCTGCCTCCGCCATCTCGCCACCCGCCAGCGAATACCTATCGCCCTCGCCGACCGTGACCGCCCCGGCCTCCTTCATCCTCGCCAGCGCCGCCTTGAGCGACGGGGCAGCGGCGCCGGTTGCATCCCGGAGTGCTTCGGCCGTCAGCCTGACGTCGTGACCGAGCGCCTGGACAATCGCCTTCTCCACCGGCCCCCGCGGCTTCCACGGCTTGGCGGAGCGCGCGGCATGGACGGGCGACGCAGCCCCGATCCGATCCCGCGCGGCCGTCAGCGCCATGAGCACGGCAAGCGCCTCGGAGGCTTTTCGCTCGTGCTCGCGGTGCGCCTTCTCGGCTTGCCTGATCTCGCTATCGAGCGCAGCGATGGCCGGGTTGATGCGGGACGCGCGGCTCATGCTGCCGCCCCTTCAGCCGGCTCATGCTCGTCCGCGACGTCGAGTCCATCGATCATGTGCAGCGGGTCGACCTCGCGGAGCAGGCCGCCGATGACTGCGGCGCGCCCATCCTCGGTTTGCGACAGGCCGCTGGCATCGATCTTGCTCGTCAGCCGGGCGATGACGGCCCCAAGGCTGCCGACCTGGATGCGATAGCCTCGCTTCACATACTTGATGACGCGGAGCATCGAGCCGCCCGCCTCTTCATCGCGGACCGGCGCGGTGTAGACGAGGTTTCGGCCCGCGAGATCGCGGTAGAAGCCCTCGCCGATCAGCGACCGCCATTCGTCGTTGCTGGCGCTGCCGCCCCGCCAGACGGCGGCCTGGCAAACGGTGAAATCGAACGAGGCGACCAGGGCATCGGCCTTCGCGAACTGCCAGCGGGTGATGAACTGGACCGGCATGCGGTCGGGCGTCAGGACCGTGATCGCGTTCTTGCTCTTGTGCGTTTTGGACCCCGGGCGCCCGTCGGCGAGCAGCGCGGCCGCAGCCTCGAGGATCGCATCCGAGCTACCGAACAGGTCGATATCGGATGGCGTCTCATTGCCGGCGATCGTCGCCCGGACGAAGCCGCCGCCGACGAATAGCCGGCCATGGAATTTCGTCAGCAGGTCGCGGACATCGCGCGGCATATGCTCGACGACAAAGCGCTTGTCGGTGCGGCTCAATTCTTGGGGGTACGTCATCTCGTTCTCCTACGCTGCGTCCGGTGGAAATTCGGGCTCGACCTGGCGCACGAGATCGCTCCCCCGCGCCGGCATGTTCACGACGACCGCCATCGGCCGCGCCTCGCTCAGCTGCTGCAGCGCGCGGATGACGAGCGCCACCGCGCCGGCGGACAGGAAGATCGTCTCGCCCTCCTGGATGATCTCCAGGTCGCCGTCGGCGTCGCGCAGCACGATCAGGTCGAGCCCGTCGAGCATGCGGATGCGCAGGCCGTCGAGGCGGGTGGTGCGGTCGGTCATGGGATCGCTCTGCCATTCGGCGAGAGATCGGTATCGAAACGGTTTTCGCCGCTGCCGTTCAGCGGCATCAGAACTATCTCGCCGCCGTCAAAATGGAACTCGGTCGCGCCGGCAAGGCGCACTTCTGAGGCGACGGTGATGCCGGGCATGGCGGCGAGCATCCGCACATATTTCAGCGCGAACGGGACACCGGATATCAAGACATCCATGGGCGCTTCGAACTCGCCGCTGCCGAAGCAAACATCGCAAACGCAAGAGCAGCCGGGGCATGCGTGCTCGACGCCGTCGAAACAGCTTTCGCAGGCCGTCATGACCGGGGTCGGTAGAGCGGTCGTCGCGAACGGCAGGAACACCGTCGCCGGCGGATTGGGGAAAACCTTGTCGACGTCCGGGGACGCGTCGGCTTCTGGGACGTCGTCGCGCCGAGCAACGCGCACCGCGATATGCCCATTCGTCGCGTAAGAGAAGGCCCCTCGCGAGAACGGCTTCATGAGGTAAGCGCGCGCCGGATCTCGGCTGCAGAATTTCTGTAGGTCGATCATGCCGCGCGCTCCCAAATCCCACTCGATCCCGTCCGCCAGCGGTAACCGTTCCGCCGGAGCCAAGCCCGCATCATCTCCAGCGACAGGCTCGCGACCGGATGATGCGTCTCGGGATCGATCGCCTTCGCTTCAAGCCGGCGCTCCATCGTGAGCGGATCCTCGAAATTGGCGAAGCGGATCAGGACGGCGGTGGGTTTCGTCACGGCTCATCTCCTTCGTCAAAGCGGGCGCACTCGCGGCCCTCATCCTTCAGGGTCTGGTACTCGCGGTCGGCATCGCGATGGCCGTGCAGCGGGCACCAGGGATCGGTGACGGGCTCGGGCGGGTCGATGCTCGCCGAGTTCACGGAACTGAGCCGGCAGGTGCAGCCCTGGTCGCGCGCCTCATCGGTGCAGGCATCGGGCGCGGTCACGATTGCTCCTTCGCGCGCTTGCGCAGGCTGTCGGCCATGTCGGCGAGCTTGTCCTGCATCGCGGGATAGGCGCGCTCGGATGCGATCTCTTCGGCCAAGTCCTCGGGGCAACCCGCCTCGATCAGCTTGTCGCGGATGCGGTCGTACTCGGCGATGTAGAGTTCCTTCATGGCGCGGACTCCTTCGCCTTTACGCTGGCGATGTTGAGCTTTCCGGTGTGGTATTCGATTTGCTTCTGTGCATCGCGGATGCAGCGGCGGTGGTAATGGACGTTCCAGGCCCACGATTTCGTCGGCTTCTCCTTCTGAGCGATGCGGTCGCGCTCGTCTCGGTCGGCCTGAAGCGCGATCTTTGCCGCCGCCACCACAGCCGCGCTCTCGCTGTCGAAAAACTCGCTCTCGGCGACGCGGTAAGCATCTGCCGTTTGGTACTCGACCTTGCCCTCCGTAATCTCCATTCCGGTGATCGTGGCGAGGACGGCGCGGGGAGCGCGCTCGTAGACCTGGATGCGCCCGGTCGGCGGGTTGTATCCGCGCTTGCAGCCCTCGCAATCGACCGACACCATCGTGTCATCGTGCAGCAGGCAGCGGATGCGTCCCGACCCGCCGCAGTCCGGACAGATGACGAAGGACTCGGACGATTCGAACGTCGCGCGCCAAGCCCGGTCGCCGATCTCGTATCGAGTGGAGGTCATGGCTATTCCGCCGCTTCCGCGCGTTGCTCGCTGAGCAAGAACAGAGGCGCGGAGAAATCGGCATCGTAGGCGCGCGCGTCTTCCAGCGCATCGACGTAGGACCGCGCGTCATTGGCGGCGGCGGAAATATCGTCGGACCACCCACATTTGCGATCAGACATTCCGCTGAAAATCCAGGTGACTTGCGTCTTGCGCGAGCCGACCCAGAATTCGACGGTCGCCCTTTCATAGCCCTTGGCGCGCACCTCGGCGGTGATGTCGTCGGCGAGATCGCGGATTAGTCGCTCGGCTTCGATGATGTCCACTGCACGCTCCGTCATGACTTCCTCCAGTGATCGAATCGGACGATTTAGATAGGGCGAGGTCACGGGTTCGCCTCCTCGTAGGCGTCGATCTGCGCGGCCACCGCCGGCATGCCGCCGCGGAAATCGGAGAGCGCGTCCTCGAGCAGGCCGGTGTCGAGATAGGGGGCGTGCCGCTTTGCTTTCTCGATCGCGTCGCCGATCACGCGGACCAGCATTTCGGCTGCCAGATGCTCCATGCAGAGGGCGTCGAAGTTGGCGGGGGTCATCTCGCCGCCGCCGATGCCGTCGGAGCCCATGAGGTCGGGGAGGGTGGTCATGACTGGCCCCCGCTCTCGACGTAGCCCATCCCAAAGCACTCGTCGCACCCAGCGACAGCCACGCCTTTTGCGTCCTCTGGAACCGGACCCGGCGCGATAAACCGGCAAGTCACCGTACTGATCGCGATTTCTCCGGAGCCGTTGCGGCGACGGCATTCCTGTATGTCGGTCATGCGGCGCCCCGGTCCTGGCGCGGGTCTGCCGATAATCAACCGGCGCGAGCGGCGGCGCGGCTTGCCGAAGATGTCGCGGCAGCTGTAGACGCCGCCCTTGAAGGCATCGCGATCTTCCGGCGCGACGCCAAGAGCCTCCACCTTGACCAGCGCCCCGAGATCGGCGCGGGCGGCGAAGCGGTAAGCGGCCAACTCGCTGAGGCAGGAGAAGCCATAGACGGCGTTGCCGCTGGTGATCGTCGCCGACCAGATGCGCGCGCTCATCGGCCGCCCCCGTTGCCGCCCATCTGCCGCACGACGTCGCCGATCCGGGCCGCCGTGTCGCGCAGCCGCGCCAGGATCACGCGCTGGCCCTTCAGGTCGTAGGTGACGATGTTCCGCCGCGCGTCGGTGCGCAGCGAGCTATTGAGGTAGCGCGTCGCGGCGTTGATGGTCGCCTTGGCGGCCTTGAGGGTGGCGAGGGGTTCGGGGGTCGGGGGCATTATGCGACCTCCCACATCGAAAGACCGAATTTCTCTGCGAGGGTCTTGCGCACGGCGTCCGCCGCCAGCCGAGCATCGCGCACAAACAGTGCCGCCTCTTTGCCCGGCATCATGTTCATGGTGCTGCGGAGAGCGAAGCGGGCGGCCTCGGCGCGGTACTCGTCGGATTGGCGGTACGCGGTGCAGGCGACTTTGCGAGCCTCAGCGTGCCGTGCGCGGAGAGCCGAATTGATTTCGCCGGTCTTCATGCCGGTGTGCCGCGTCGCGCAAACCGACCCGTAATGAAGAACCTCGCCGTCAACCTCGACGATGACCGTGTATTTCAGGGGGGACTTGCCGCAGCAATCGCAAGCTGTGACTTCGTCCGTGGTCCCGAGGATGATTGGCTTGGTCATGTCGGTGTCTCCGCGAATCTGGAGACCGACATTAATGGGGCATAATTACCCCGTCAAGGGATATTTACCCCGACGCGGGAAATAAATGCCCCGCTGCGTTTTGTCGAGCGCCGGCCTGGGCGCTACTCGATCTTTTGCCAATCAGGCCGGCCTCGACTAGAGGGATGCCTCAGTGCCGATCGATCTCTGCGGCGAGCGATCGCACCGCAAGGACCCACTGGCCGCGCGACATGTAGGTGTCCCGAGAGATGGCGAGATCGCCGCGGATGTCTTCCCAAACGTTGCCCGCCCGCTCACCGCGAAGTGTCGCAACCTTCTCGGCGAGAGTCCGCAGGATGGTGCCCTGCGGTTGTGACATCGGGGTATTTTGGAGAAGCATTTGATAGATGTACGATCCTGAGAAGAATAGAAGTGCTGAAACTTCAAGTATTCTTAGAACAGTTCGTATTTTTGGCCGCGCCGCGCTCTTTTTTCTAGTCCTGCTGATGAGATCGTCGATCGTAGAAAGCTTATCGCTAATGTCCGCTACGCCCATAAAGCGCCCCGTAAGGTGCTGGATACTTTCTGCGGGCAAACTTGCTTCGTATGCCCTTAACAATTATTAGGGTTAAGATTGAATGACTCAAGATTAAGGAACGCTAAAGATTTTGAGATAGTCGGACAACGTTCGGATAGTCGCGCGGGTTGAATTGTTCGGGTGGTTTCCGGCTGTCCTTCGCGGCGTCATAAAACGCCAGCATGAGCCGGGCCTTTTGCTCTGGCGTCGGGTCAAGATCGTTGTCGTCTTCCTGTAGCCAGTACTCGACCCTCACTATGACGTGATAGAGGACGTCAATGTCCGATGGCGCACCTTGGCCTAGCTCCGCGCCGGGCGCATCGACCGCAGCTTCGCCCGTCAGGTCCGCGACGGAGCAGCGGAGCGCCCTCGCAATTCCGCCGAGCGTGTCGGAGCGCGGGTTTTTTGATTTGCCGGATATGATCGCCTTCACCAGCGAATCATTGCCCCCTACCTTTTCCGAAAGAGCGCGCATGGATAGCCCCATCGCCTTCATTCGGCTTTCGATTTGGTTCTGCAGGTAGGTCTTCTCCACGTTCTCTGCCATCGGGGGAATTTTGCCACCAGATGCCGGGGCATGCGCGGGGGAAAAATGTTCTTGCAACTGGGGTAAACATGCCCCAGTATCCCGGGCTATGGATGCCTTAGACACCCGATCAGCCGTCATCGAGCGCTTCGAGCGCTACGTCTCTTCCTCGGGCATTTCCGAGCGGCAATTCGGTCTCGATGCCGTCGGCGACCACAAGTTCTTCAAGCGGCTGCGCGACGGGGCAGGGGTCACGCTCAAGGTGATCGAGAAGGCCGAGCGCTGGATGGCCGATCATCCTCTGCAGGCTACCACAGCGCCGGCCGCGCGCCAGACGAGCATGCGGGCTACCTCGCAAGAGGACGCGGCCTAGTGTTCCCGCGCCTCCCCAAGCTTTCATTCCACCCCAGCATCGGCCGGGGCGAGGTCGTCATCGTGCTGATCCTGATCGGCGCGGCGATTGCCTTCGGGGTCGGCATGTCGTTGATCGCAGCGGCAGGCTGACCGATGCCCGCCGCGATCCTGCGTTTCCCGAAACCACAGGGCCGCTTGCGTCCGATTGCGCACCCTCAGCTTACGCATCGCGCTCTGCAGGTGAACCTTGATCGTATCGGGCCCGATGCCGAGCTCGGCGGCGATCGACTTGTTGCAGGCGCCGTCACGCGCGAGAAGCCTCACTACCGCAAGCTCTCGTGGCGACAGATTGACCCGTTGGTTTGCGCCCTGTGGCTCGCCCTCGCCATCTGGGGGCTGTGGTTCTGGGCGGTGATCGTACGCGGCATCATGCGGCTGGTGGGCTAGATGCGCCAGAACGGCCGCCACCACCTCGTCGATGCGCCGGAAGGATGTTCCATTGTCCATGCCCGGAGCATGACCGAGGCCGCTGCACAAATCTGTGAATTCGCGGGCGCCGCATGACCGGCCTCATCGCCAACGCCCTGCGCAAGCGATGTGCCCCGCACACCGGCGTTACGCCCGGCCAGGTCGCCCATGCAATCGGTGTCGCGCGGTACACCGTCGATCGTTGGATCCAGGGCGCCAGCGGGCCTTCCGCCGAGGCTGTCGGCGCGCTCGCCATGTTCTTCCAGTCGCATGGCGACAATCAATTCCTGGCCGATTGCTACCGCGTCCAGATGGCGGCCGCAGCTCCCCGCACCGTGTGCCTCGTCATCGACGACCGCGGCGCCGTTCATGACGCCCCGCACGGCCATTCGGCGAAGCTGCGCGAGCTGCTCGGCGAGACCGGCGCTGACCTCTCCGACTTCGCCTGCCGGATGTTCGGCTTCGTGCTGCCGACAATCAAATCCGACCTTACCGCGACGATCCGGTACACCGAAGGCCAGACCGCGAAGGCCGCCGCATCTCGCGCCTGCGCGCTGCTCGCCGAGAAGCGGGACGCGCTCCGGTCGGTCCAGCGCATCGTCGGCGCCGGTCATGACTGGATCGCCGCCGCGCCGTCGAGCGCGGACGAGGCCGCCAAGGCGCTGGCGCTCTCAGCAAAGCTCGGCGTCGCCAAGTTCGAGGTGGAGCGGCTGCCGATCGGCATGGCGGATGAGTGGCCGGAGTTCCGCGCGCTGCTCAAAGCCGATGCGCAGCTCGCCCGCGTCGGCGGCGCGCGCTGGATCGCGGCGTCGCAAGCCATGCCGGGCCGCGCCTCCCTGGTCGACGTCGAGGGCGACAACGTGATCGTTCTCCGGCTCGGCAATCGCCTCGGGCTGGACGACGACCGGCAAGGCAAGAACGTCTTGGCCTGGCCGGACACGCGATACGCCGAGGTCACCCGGCACCGCATGAAAGAGGCGCGGGAGGGCGCGACGCTCTACCGGCTCAACGTGCCGCTGGAGGGCTGTCAGACCGATTACCTCAGCCTAGCGATTCCTGACGGCGAATCGTCGGTGATCTCGGCGAGCATAATTCGGCATCGGGAAGGGCTGGCGGCGTGAGCGCACCGCGAGAATTTCCCATCCACTCCGCGCACAAGCACCTGATTCCGAGTGTGCCGTGGGCCTTGGTCGCGCCGCATGAAGCGCAGGCTCAGAGCAACCATCGGCAGTCCATCGAAAGGCTGGCGGAACGCGGCGGGTTGTCACTCGCCGAGTTGGTGGCGGTCCTCGAAAACCGTCCATTTCGTCGAATGAACGATGTTGATGCGCTCCTGGCGGCCAAAGCAGCGATCCGCGCATTCCGTGAGATCGAGATGTTGCGGCAGGACGCTGCGCGATGAAGCCGCTGATGGGCACCATCCTCGGCACCTTGCTCCCCGAAGCCGCGCGCCGCAGGGCCGGCGAGATGATCCTTGCCGGCTGCGTCGAGCTCTACGCCAAGGGCATCGTCGTCAACACCTCGCACGACCTCGCCGAGATCGCCGAGATCAAGCGCGCGACCGGGCAGCGCCTGTTCATGCCGCTGGACCCGCTCTGCCAGCCCAAGGCGGCGGCGCACGATACCCTGCTCACCATCCTGACCGAAGAGGGAGAAGCGGTGGCCTGCGTCGGCTCGCGCTTCCTCCACCTCGACGGCTCGCTCTACGAAGCCCTGGTCACGAAATCGCTGTTCTACGCCGAGCCCGAGATGGCGCATCCGACCGATCGCTGCATCGTCACGGCGGATTTCGCACACCAGATCGAGGATTGCCCCTATGTGCTGACCGGCGGGATCTGGGTCGCGCCGCGCAAGGGCCGGGCCGATCTCGTCGCCGCCATGCTGCGGCTGCACAACACCTTCATCGTGTCGGAATACCTCTTCACCTGGATGGTCGGTTTCGCGGAGCAGGACGTAGCCCAGCGCCACGGCCTCTCCTCATATGGCTACGACTTCGCCCAAAGCGGCGTGCGGCTTGAGTTTCCCGCGCGCGGCATCGTCGCCGACACCTTCCTGCTCGCCGCCAAGCGCCGGCATGCGCGGCGGCTCTATCTGCCGGAGGCTCAATGACCCGCGCGCAACGGAAACTCCTCGCCGACCTCGCGAAGGCGACGGAAGGATCGGCCGATCTCGACCGTCGCATCGACCAGCTCAACCCGCTCGGCTTTCTCGGCTGCTCGCCGGACCTTGCCTACACGCGCGAGCTCGGCTGCGGGCTGATGCTCGTCCAGCCGTGCGATGCGAGCGACTACGGGATCGATACGGATTGCGTCCATGTCGGCCCGGTGATCGCCCGGATGCAGACGCCCGATGGCAGAGCGCGGACGGTGGAGATCGCGGCCTGTCTTGCCGGGCTGACGCGGCGGTGGCGCAAGCGGGTGGTTGGGTTTCGGAGGGCGGCATGAGCAGGATTTTAGCTGGCGGGCGAATGGGTATTGGATTGGCTGCGGCGGCAGCGATGCTGGCGGTTGGCGCTGGCGCGGAGAGAGTTCCCGCGTACCATTCGGTGTCGGTGTTTTCCTCATCGCCGGGCCACGCCGTCGAGGCAGGCATCAGGCGCCGCCTCTCCCGCAAGCAGATCGAGGAGCGCAACCGCCGCGCCCGTCGGCGTCGTGAGGCTGCTCGCCTCGTAGGGCGTCGTGGGCATCCGCAGCGCTCGCCCTACAAGGCTGCGGTCAACCTGCTGACGAACTGGCAGCGCAAGCAATGGGCCGGCGCAGGCTATCCGGGGCAGAAGCATCAGGACCCGGACGCGGTGCAGCCGTTCATCGAACTGCGGCGGCCGGCATGAAGCGGCTCGGCAACATCCTCTTCGCGATCTCGAACCTCGCCGATGCGTTCGACCTCGCCTGGATCGCCGCGCGCATGACCGGCGCTGGCGAGTCCCTCTATCGGAGGGCGGCGCGTTGACCGCCTCAACCTCATTCGCCGACACGGTTCCCGTCGGCGCGTCGCTGGCCCGGCGTTATGGGCGTGCCCGTCTTGGGCGTTTCCTCCCAAACCTTGCCGGCGCTCGGACAAAGGGCGCCGGCATTTTGGTGAGGCACACCTGATGTTCATCTATCCGGTCGCCAGCCGCATCTCGTCCATGACCCGCGTCGTCAGCTACTCGGCGCGCAGCGTTGGCAAGCGCGGCGGCCATTCGCGCCATGCTCTGCTGCTCGGCGCCGGCGTCGTCGAGGCGATGGGCTGGCGGCCCGGCATGAAGATCGCGGCCGGCTACGGCGCGCCCGGCAGCGAGGTTGCCGGATGGATGGAGCTCAAGCCGAGCGACGGCGGCGTGATGCTGCGCGCGAGCGGCAAGGATGCGCTCAAGGTCGACATCCATACCTACCCGGATTTCGTGATCGACCGGCAGCACGCCGTCGAGCATTGCGCCCAATGGAAACGGGTCGGCGACGCGCTCCGGGTGAAGCTGCCGGATTGGGTTTTCAAACCATACACCGCAGAGAGAGGGGATCATCCCCACGCCGGGAAGCCGAAGACGGGCGAGCCGGACAACAGCAGTCACGCCAAGGCCGGCGGGGGCGAAAGCTCGGGATCGCCCGATGCGCCGCCGGCAGAGATTTCGAGGGGCGCCGACACAGCCCGGGGCAAGCCCGGCGAGAAGCCCCTGCCAGCGGTGCGGTCGAGCAGCCGACCTGGCCCTGAAGACGGCAGTGATGACCTGAGCGTGAACGCCCATGCGGGAAACCGTCTGGAAAGTCGCGATGCCCTTGCCGGCGAAGCGGTAGGCGTGGCAGCCGGAGAGACGGCACCTATTTCATCGAGCGGCCCCGGAGAAGCCAATGGCACCACGCTGAAAGGCGAGATGGCGGGTCACACCGGCGGGGAAGAAGCAGCTACGGTCGCCCCGCCGGTCCGCGAGCCTGGCGAGCTGACCGAGAAACAGCGGGCGGTCTACGATCTTCTGAGGCGCGCCGCCAGGAACGGCGACGAGACACCGCGCCTGATCGACTTGGCGCGAGCCGTCGGTAGCGAAGACCCAGCCGTCGGCAGCTATCACCTCGCCGTCCTATTCAAGATGGGATATGTGCGCCGCGAGGGCAGCCAGGCCGACGTCACCTATCACGTCGTCGCGCTCGGCAAGAGCACGGTTTCGCGCGCCCTGCGCCGGGCCGCCATCGCGAAGAAGCCCGTCGAGAAGCCGATCGCCGACGCGCGCGGCGGGGTGGCTCCGGTCAACGGACATTCCGCGCAGGCGCTCGCCGAGAAACCGCGCCGGGTGACGCAGCCCGCGCCATCGACCGCTGAAGCAGGCCGTCCCGACAAGGCCATCGCCCGGATCGTCAACGGCCCCGTGACGGCAGAGCACGTCATCGCCTGGCTCAACGATGAGGCGCGGCTGACCTGCCACAAGCTCGGCAGCGACAATTATCTGCTCGGCGACGAGTACGTCGGCTGGCGCCATGTCATCGCGCGTGCGAACCGGATGCGCCGCGTCCGAAAAGAACCAGAGTTCACCGTCGCATAGGAATCCCGCGCCGGGCTGCGGCGCATTGAAGGAGATGATGATGGCACGCAAGGGAACGAAGAAGGACAAGCCGGCGAAAGCGGCGCCGCCGGAGGTGTCGCAAGCGCTGTTCAACACATTCCTCGCCGAATATTCCGAGAAGCGGCAGGCCGTCGACGACGCCAATTCGGCGCTGCGCGGCAGCCTCAAGCGCGCCAAGGCGGCGGGTATCTCGACCGCCGAGATGGTCCAATGCCGCAACGAGCAGCGGATGGACCCGTCGAAGCTGCAGGCGCATGTCAAGGCCGTGGCGCAGTACCGGGCATGGATGGCGCTGCCGGTCGGCACGCAAGCGCCGCTCTTCGACGAGAGCAATGTCGAGACGGATGCCGGTCTCTCGCACGAGGAGCAGCTGCGCCTCGCCGGCGAGAAGGGGCTGCAGGCCGGTAAGGCCGGTCACCCGCGCGACGCCAATCCGCACGAGGTCGGTTCCGTGCTTCATCAGGCGTTTGATATTTGCTGGCAGGAGGGGCGCAAGGACTATCAGGACGAGGAGGCCGGATCGCCGCGGCCGCGGCGGCGCAACGGCAGCGTCTCGCACGAAGCGGCCGGGCACGCTTAGCGCGCCATGAGCAGGCCGGGGGGCATCTTGAGCGGCGATCTCGCGGGCAACGTCGGCTGGGCGTACGGATTCCCTGGCGACGAGCCGCAATATGGATCGCATCGCTTCGCACCCCCCGGCTGCGCGCTCGGCCCTTATCTCGCGAAGTTCGCCGATTGGTTTGACGCATTGGTCGCGATCAACCAGCCGCGCCTCATCGTCTACGAGGCGACGATCCACACTGACGGCGAGACGGCGATCGAGACGGCCAGGAAGTTGATGGGGATCGCTGGACGGGCCGAGGAGATCGCGCACCGTCGCGGCATCCGGGTCGAGGACTATGGCAGCTCAACCGTCTGCAAATGGTTCACGGGGAATGGCTCGCACGGCGGCGGCGAGAAGAAGAAGCAGGCCGTAATGCGAGCGTGCGTTGCCTTGAACTGGAAACCAGATGACTACGACCAGAGCGACGCGCTCGCCCTGTGGTCTTATGCCTGCTCAATATTCGCGCCTAAGACGCCGGAACGCCGCTGGCTTGGTCCGCTGCTGGGGGCCACGGCATGACGGGCTGGACGCAGGAAATGCGCGATGCAGCGGCGGACCGCATGCGCGCGCGCTGGCAGAGCGCCGAGTTCCGACAGAAAGTCGGCGCCCGGCCACTCGGCGCCGCAGGGGAGCCCCGCGCGCGCCGCGTCTATGGCGAGCCCGGCCGCAATCTGCGCCGCTTCACCGAGCATTCGCCGCCGGGCCAGCCCTACGCTCTTCCGGCCGATCATCCCGCCGTCGTCGAGGGCACGACCTATTTCCGCGCGCGCCGTGCGGTTCCGGGCGCCGGCGACCGCCTGCTGAAAGCCGGGCAGAACAATCGCAAGATCGGCGGCAAGGTGACGAAGGGACGGCTCGCCGGGATGCCGATCTTCACGCTCACGATCGAGGAGCGCGCGACCTGCCCGCGGTCGTGTCTGCACTGGCTCGATTGTTTCGGCAACAAGATGCAATGGCCGACGCGCTGGGCGCCGGGGCCCGAGCTCGAGGCGGGGCTGCGCGCCGAGATCGCCGGCCTGTCCTGGCTGCACCCCAAGGGCTTCCTCGTCCGCGTCCATGTTCTCGGCGATTTCTACTCGCTCCGCTACGTCGCGCTCTGGCTCGAGCTGCTGATCGCCTACCCGGCGCTCCACGTTTACGGCTACACCGCGCATCCGCCGGGCTCGCTGATCGGCCTCGCGATCGACAGCATCGCCCGGCACCACTGGGACCGGTTCGCCGTCCGCTTCTCGAATAGCGACCTGCCGGAGCGCGCGACGACGACGCGGTACGAGACCGGGATCCGCGGCGCCACGCCCGCCGGCACCGTCTGCCCGGTCGAGAGCGGCGACGCCGACAGCTGCGGGTCATGCGCGCTCTGCTGGCAGTCGCGCGGCAACATCGTCTTCCTGGCGCATTGATCATGGACAGCTATCGCACCTTCATCGAGAGCAAGATCGCGCTGGCGCCGAGCGATGGGATCGACATCGCTCCGGCCGCGATCAACCCGATGCTGCGCGATCACCAATCCGCGATCGTGCGCTGGGCTTGCCAGGGCGGCCGGCGGGCGATCTTCGCCGCCTTCGGGTTGGGCAAGAGCTTCATCCAACTGGAGACGCTCCGCCTCGTCCTCGATGCGCTAGCCCGACGGGGGGAAGCGGCACGCGCCCTCATCGTCGCCCCGCTCGGCGTCCGGCAGGAATTCATGAGGGACGCGGGGAAGCTGGGCATCGAGCTGCGCTTCATCCGCTCGATCGACGAGGCATCGGCGACCGGGCTGCACATCACCAATTACGAGACGGTGCGCGACGGCAAGCTCGACCCAGCGCAGTTCGCCGCCGCCAGCCTGGACGAGGCCTCGGTGCTGCGCGGCTTCGGGGGGACCAAGACCTTCCGCGAGTTCATGCGGCTCTTTGCCAGGGTGCCCTACCGCTTCGTCGCGACGGCGACGCCGAGCCCTAACGAATACATCGAGATCCTGTCCTACGCGGCATTCCTCGGCATCATGGATGTCGGCCAGGCGAAGACCCGGTTCTTCAAGCGCGACAGTGAGAACGCCGACGCGCTGGTCCTGCACCCGCACAAGGAGCGCGAGTTCTGGCTTTGGGTGGCGAGCTGGGCGGTGCTGATCGAAAAGCCGTCAGATCTCGGCTTCTCCGACGAAGGCTATACGCTGCCGCCGCTCGATGTGCGCTGGCACGAGGTGTCGACGGAAGGTGCGCCGGCCGATCCGGAGCGGGACGGGCAGGGGCGCATGTTCCGCGACGCCGCGGCCGGGGTCGTCGACGCTGCGCGCGAGAAGCGGCTCAGCCTGGCGCCGCGCATCAGCAGGATGATGGAGATCCTCGCCGGCGATCCCGCGAGCCATTACCTGATCTGGCACGACCTCGAGGCCGAGCGCGCCGCGATCGAGGAAGCGGTGCCGTCGGCGGTCTCGGTCTACGGCGCCCAGGATCTCGACGAGCGCGAGCAGGCCATCATCGACTTCAGCGAGGGCAAGTTCCAATACCTCGCCGCCAAGCCGGTCATAGCCGGGTCGGGCTGCAATTTCCAGTATCACTGCCACAAGGCGGTGTTTCTCGGCATCGGCTTCAAGTTCAGCGACTTTATCCAGGCGATCCACCGCATCCAGCGATTCCTGCAGCCGCACCCAGTGCGGATCGACCTGATCTACACGACGGCGGAGCAGAAGATCCGGCGCAAGCTCGAGGCGAAATGGCGCCGGCACGACGAGATGACGGCAGCGATGAGCGCCATCATCCGAGAGCATGGGCTCGGCTCCGCCTCGCTGGCCGCCAGCATGCGGCGCTCGATCGGCTGTTCCCGCCGGGAGGCCGAGGGCGAGAGCTACCGCATGGTCAATGCCGATTGCGTCGAGGAGGCGCAGCGGATGGCGCCGGACAGTGTCGACCTGATCGTCACCTCGATCCCGTTCTCGACCCAGTACGAGTACACGCCGAGCTACAACGATTTCGGCCACAGCGAGAGCAACGCGCAGTTTTGGCGGCAGATGGATTTCCTGACGCCCGAGCTGCTCCGCGTGTTGCGGCCCGGCCGCAACGCCGCCATCCACGTCAAGGATCGGATCGTGCCGGGCGGCATGACCGGGCTCGGCTTCCAGACCGTCTATGCCTTCCACGCCGACGCGATCGCGCATTACCAGCATCACGGTTTCGCCTTCATCGGCATGAAGACGGTGACCACCGACGTCGTGCGCGAGAACAACCAGACCTACCGGCTCGGCTGGTCCGAGCAGTGCAAGGACGGGAGCCGCATGGGCGTCGGCATGTGCGAGTACATCCTGCTGTTCCGAAAGCCGCCGAGCGACCTTTCGAACGGCTACGCCGATCTGCCCGTGGTGAAGAGCAAGCCGCTTTGCGACGACCGCGGCGCGCCGGCGCCGTTCGATTCTCGCTCGAACTGGAAACGCCCGGTCATCGGCACCGGTTACAGCCGGGCCCGCTGGCAGATGGATGCGCACGGCTACGCCAGGTCTTCCGGCGATCGGCTGATGAGCTCGGCCGAGATGCTTAATCTGCCGCACGACCAAATCTACAAGCTATGGCGCGAACGCTCGGCCGATGCCGTCTATGACTTCGCCGGGCATCTCGCCGTCGCTGAGGAGCTCGACCGGGCGGAGCGCTTGCCATCGACCTTCATGCTGCTGCCGCCCCACAGCAAGCATCCCGACGTCTGGTCGGACGTCGCGCGGATGCGCACGCTCAACGGCGCGCAGTCGGCGGCTGGCCGCGAGATGCATCTCTGCCCGCTTCAATTCGACATCGTCGATCGGCTGATCGTCCAGTTCAGCATGGAGGGCGAGACGGTCTTCGACCCGTTCGCCGGTATAGGTACCGTTCCCCTCCGCGCCATCAAGCTGAAGCGCCGAGGCATCGGTATCGAGCTCGGCGAGAGCTATTTCCGCGACGCGGTGCACTACCTCAAGGCCGCCGAGCGCGAGGCGCAGATCCCGACGCTGTTCGATCTGCTGGCTATCGAGGGCGACGAGCGCCCGGAAGAGGCGGCAGAATGAAAACCTGCCCCCATCTCCGCTGCCCCAGCGACGCCCGTTGCTGCGGCGCTGCCGTCTTCGTCCGGCTGCATCCGCATGGCGAGGAGCTGCCGGCGGGCGCCGAGCATGTCGAGCCGCCGACGGTCGGGGATCATCATCGGCATTTCACGAGCCTAATCGCGCTGGCCGCATCGCAGGCGGGCGGCTGATGTTCGACGGCAAAAGAAATCGGGAGAGCTGCGTGAGAACCTTCATCGATATCCGGCATTTTCACCTGTTCTGCGGCCTCGGCGGCGGCGCCAAAGGCTTCAATCGCGGCGAGGCGCGCGTCGGTAATCTCGATGCTCGCTTCCGCTGCATCGGCGGCATCGACGTCGACCCCGCCGCCATCCGGGATTTCGGGCGCCTCGCCGGCGTGCCGGGAACGGTGCTCGACCTGTTCAGCCGCGAGCAGTATCGCGCCTTCCATGGCGGCGAGCCACCGGCGACCTGGCGCGAGGCGACACCGGACGATCTTCGCCGCGCGGCCGGTGGCGAGTTCCCGAACATCGTCTTCCTGTCGGCGCCGTGCAAGGGCTTCTCCGGCCTCCTCGCCGAGAAGCTCAGCGCCGGCGACAAATATCAGGCGCTCAACCATCTGACGCTGCGCGGCGTCTGGCTGATGCTCGAGGCCTTCGCCGACGATCCGCCGGAACTGATCGTGTTCGAGAACGTCCCGCGCATCGCCAGTCGCGGCCGCGCACTCCTCGATCGGATCGGCCAGCTGCTTCGTCACCATGGCTACGCCGTCGCAGAGACGACGCATGATTGCGGCGTGATCGGCGGTCTCGCGCAGAGCCGCAAGCGCTTCCTGCTGGTCGCCCGGCATATAGCCAAGGTGCCGCCCTTCCTCTACGAGCCGCGCTCGCGGCCGCTGCGCGGCGTCGGCGAGGTCCTGGGCAAGCTGCCCTTCCCCGGCGACCCCGCGGCCGGGCCGATGCATCGCATGCCGGCGCTGCAATGGAAGACCTGGGTGCGCCTCGCCTTCGTGGAGGCCGGTTCGGACTGGCGCTCGCTGAACAAGCTGGCGGTGGCCGACGGCGTGCTGCGCGACTTCGCCATCATGCCGGAGGAGCGTTGGCATGGCGGAGCGCTCGGCGTCCGGCCCTGGGAGGACAGCTCCGGCGTGATCACCGGAAGCGCATCACCATCGCGCGGCAACTTCAGCGTCGCGGATCCGCGATACGATTGGGATGGCGCGCACGAGAACAAGATGGCCGTCCTCGATTGGCAAGAGCGGTCGAGGGTGATTACCGGCTCCGATCGCGTCGGAAGCGGCGCGCTTTCTGTTGCCGACCCGCGCGTCGACGGTCATGCGAAATCGGTCCAGATGGGCGTGCGCCGCTGGACGGATAGCGCCGGTGTCGTCACCGGCAAGATGTTCGTCGGCGGCGGACCGCATGCCGTGGCCGACCCCAGGATCGAAGGAAAACCGCGCTTCAACAATGTCTATCGCATCGTCCCCTGGGGCGACAAGTCACCGGCCATTGCCGGCGGTGGCGGCCCTGGAGGCGGCCTAGCAGTGGCCGATCCTCGGGCGGAGAGCGGCTTCGGCGGCGCGGGAAAATATCGGGTCACCGGCTTCGATGGGGTGGCAGGCGTCGTCATCTCGGCGTCGACGACCGGAAATGGCGCATTCGCTGTGGCCGATCCGCGCGGCGAGACCTTCAAGGGCGGCCGAGGCGTCATCCCGTGGGACGCAACTTCGGGCGCGATCTCCGGGGAATCTCTTCCGTCGAATGGCAAGTTCGCGGTCGCCGATCCACGGCCGCGCGCCCTGAACAGCGAGGATCGCGATGGATACGGCACCCAAGGTCATTACGGCGTCGTTCCGTGGACCTCGACGTCGAACGCCATTACCGCCCATGCCAAAAACAATAACGGCCCCTGGTCTGTCGCGGATACGCGTGAGTTTGGATCAGCCGATGAAAAAAATGCGTCGAGCTTGTCGTTGCCGGCGCCCGACGCGCGCCTCGTCGCGGTGATCAGGGCGCTCGACGGCACCTATCACCGGCCGTTCACCACGCTCGATTGCGCCGCGCTGCAGAGCCTCGTCGACCCCGAGGAACACCTCGTGCTCGAGGGACTGTCGGACAGCGCCTGGCGCGAGCGCATCGGCAACGCCGTGCCACCGGCGGCGGCGCAGGCCATCGCATCGGTGATGGGCCGAACGATATTGATGGCACGCAGCGGAATGGCCTTCCTGCTCAGCAACGAGCCGATCTGGGTTCAGCCGATCGCCTTGGCCTTAACTGTCGAGGACCAAGTCGGCGCATTGATAGGGAGCGGTCGATGATCGACGAAATGACGCTCTGGCACGCCTACCGCCGCGCCGCGCTCACCCACAATCGGGACCGCTCGCCGGCCAATGCCGACACGCTGCGCGCCGCTCACGCCGTCTGGGTGCGCGACTTCTGCCCGGAGGACGCCGAGACGATGATCGCGGAGATGGCCGCTCGCCTCGCGGAGGCCGCTCTTGCCGCTTGACGATGCAGGCCGGCTGCGGCCGCCGAGCAACAACGAGGCGGAAACCTCGCTGCTCGGCGCCATCCTCGTCAATAACGCCGCCTATCACCGCGTCGCCGACGTGCTGCGCCCCGAGCATTTCGCCGAGGAGGTGCACGGCCGGATATTCGAGGCGGTCGCCAAGATGGTCGATCGCGGCTCCGTCGCCAACGTCGTCACGCTGAAGAACCTCTTCGACCAGGATGGTGCCCTCGCCGAGATCGGCGGCGGGGCGTACCTGGCGCGCCTCGCCACATCGGTGGTCACGATCGTCAACGCGCCGCACTATGCCGAGGTCATCCGCGATTGCTGGGCCCGGCGCGAGGTGATGCGGGTCGCCGAGGATGCCTATGCCAAAGCGCGCGACCCCGATCTCGACATCACCGGCGCGGCGATCGCCACCGAAATGCAGGCCGAGCTCGACGCGCTCGAGCAAGACGACCCGGGCATCGGTCTCGTCTCGGTCGGCGAACTGGTCAACCCGACGCTCGACCAGGTGCAGGATGCCGTCTCGAACAAGGGCCGGGTGGTCGGCGTCACCACCGGGCTCATCGATCTAAACCGCGCGATCGGCGGCCTGCGGGCCGGGAGGCTCTACATCCTGGCGGCTCGGCCGAGCATGGGAAAATCCATGACCTGCAAGACCATCGCTTACGCCGCGGCGCGCGCGGAGCAGGCCCGAGCGGAGGAGGCTGATACCCCGCCGGCCTGCGTCGCGTTCTTCACCCTCGAGATGTCGAGCGACGAGGTGATGCAGGCGCTGCTCGCCGACATGACCGGGATCAGCGCCAGCCGGCAGGAGCGGGGCGAGATCGACGACAACGACATCTCGCGGCTGTCCGAGGCCGGCGACGATCTGCGGGCCCTGCCGCTGCGCATCGACGACACGCCAGCACTGGCCCTGGCGCAGATCAGGGCGCGCGCCAGAGGCATGAAGCGCAAGGGCGGGCTGTCGCTCATCGTCATCGACCATCTCGGCCTCATGTCGGCCAGCCGGGAAGCCCAGAAGCAGGGACCGACCGCAGGGGTGACCGAAACCACCCGGGGCTTGAAGAAGCTCGCCAAGGAGCTCGGCGTGCCGATTCTCGCCCTCTGTCAGCTCAACCGCTCCCTGGAGGCCCGCGACGACAAGCGGCCGACACTGGCCGACCTGCGGCAGTCCGGATCGATCGAGGAGGACGCTGACGTCGTGATCTTCGTCTATCGGCAGCAATATTATCTCGAGCGCTCGGAGCCGGAGAAACGGCCGGGCGAGAATGCCGAGAAATTCGAGAAGCGGCGAGCCGACTGGCAGGACGACATGGACCGCTGCCGGGATCTCGCCGAGCTCATCATCGCGAAGCAGCGCGGCGGGCCGGTCTCGACGGTGCGGGTGCGGTTCGAGCCGGAGCATAGCCGGATGGCAAATCTGGCGAGGGGGATTTAGTGAGCAAGCTTGGAAAATGGATCGTTCCCCAGAGAATTTTTGACGTGATTTTAGCGGAGCGAGAACGAGGCGCCGATGCCGCACGCGATGATTATTTGGAGAAACATCATCAGCATATGGATGCGCTGATCGATTGGTGCGAAAGCCCGATCGAAATCATCCTCGGTGCGCACCTCTTCAATATATCAGACGGTTACAATTCGGCTGAGTTTATCAATCCCGGCATGAGCGGCGAGCCGAACTTCGGGACAATTTGGAGTGTTCAAGTTCCCGTCGGCCCATACCGGGCTGATTTTCTCTTCAAACCATGCTTCGAAGGAAAACACAGGATCCTGGTAGTGGAGTGCGATGGGCACGACTTTCACGAGCGCACGAAAGAGCAAGCCAGTAGAGACAAAGAGCGCGACCGGTGGATGACAAAAAATGGAGTGCGTCTTCTGCGTTTCACCGGATCTGATCTCTACTCCAGGCCAATTGAGTGCGTCGATGACATCGGGTCCGTTCTTACTGATTTGATGGATGAGATGCTCGTCGCGGCTGGGAAAATTGAGCCGCGTCTTCGGAGCGCGCTCGCATGACCGAAGAATTACCAGCTCCGTTCGTCGCGGCAGAGGTCGATCTAACCGGAATGCCGTTCATGCCGCTCGACGTGCAGCGCCTGCTCGACAGCGAGCTATGGCTGACCGGCACCGGCGAAGAGTGCAAGGCTGCCGTCTCGCTCTGGTGCAAGGCATGGCAGCAGCGCCCGGCCGCGTCTCTGCCCGACAACGACAAGCTCCTCGCCGCCTATTCCGGCGCCGGCGCGCGGTGGAAGAAGGTCAAGGCGATGGCGTTGCATGCCTTCGTCAAGTGCTCGGATGGCCGGCTCTATCACCCGGTGGTCGCCGAGAAGGCGCTGGATGCCTGGCAGGAACGTCTCGGTTTCAGGGAGCGCACCCGGGCGGCCAACGAGGCTAGGAAGAGACGGCACGACGAGAGACTACGTGAACGTGACGATGGACGTAACGATCAACGTAACGTCAACGGTGACAATGAACGTAACATGCGACGTGACGTCAATCGTGACGATCAACGTAAGCCCGATGTGACAACATCCAAGGGACAGGGACAGGGACAGGGACAGTCCCCCTTACCCCCAGCAGCGAAGGCCAACGGCCACACCAAGCCGCCCCCCGCGGAGGTCGACGACACGCTGCCGATCGTCCGATCGTTCCATGCGCTGAAAGAGGAAATCTGGAACATCACCGCGCCGCCCGACGACAGGCTGACCGCGAAGGAGCTCAGCGTGGTCCGCGCCTGGGTCGAAGACGGGGTGGAATACTACCCGGCGCTGGATTTCATGACCAGGCGGATGAAGCGGATGAGCGAAAAGGGCGAGCAGCCGCCAGAGCGGCCGCAGTTCTTCGACAAGCAAATCCGCGAGGCGAAGCAAGCCGGCTGGCCGGGGTACAAGCCATGATCCCCGACACCCTCGCCACGCTCCGCGCCCAGGTCGAGGAAGCCGAGCGCTCCGTCCGGATCTCTCTCCGCTGCCGGCTCGGCTGGCACGCCTGGTCGCCCTGGACCGAGCTCATGGCGTTCGGCGCCGGCGTGTTCCAGAAACGGCAATGCCGATGCTGCGGCCGGCAGGACTGGCGCAAGGCGGGGAGCATCGCATGACGGCAGCGAATTCGAACGTCATCCCGTTCCCGAGCCTCGTCGACCCGGCATCGCAGGAGCGGATGCACGACGCCCGGCGCCGCGCATGGTTTCAGCGGCATTGGCACGTCGTCGACACGAACCGGCGGGACATCCCGGGGCTCGTCCGGCAGTGGATCATCAACGACGCGAACGAGAAATTCGGCGCAAAGGGGGATCGATGAGCAATCGCTGGTACGTCGCCCAAACCCACCCGCAGCACGAGTGGACAGCGCAGATGCGGCTCCGCCGTCAGGGCTTCGACGTGTTCCTGCCGCATTACGAGGAAAACCGGCGGATTGCGCGCCGGGTGACGCTGGCGCTGACGCCGCTGTTCCCGGGGTATCTCTTCGTCGGTTTCGACATGGAGCTCGACGCCTGGCAGGCGGTCAACGACACCCGCGGCGTCCAGCGGCTGCTCTGCTCGCACAGCACCGAAGCGCCGCTTCCGGTGCCGCGCGGCTTCGTCGAAAGCCTCCAAGCCGAGGCGAATGGCGACGGACTCCTCGACATGGGAAACGGCGGCGCCGCACCGCTCCACATCCTGCCGGGGCAGACGGCGCGCATCCTCGCCGGGCCCTTTACGGGGTGGACCAGCCTGTGCCAGGAATCGAGCGCGCGGCGGGTCGGGCTGCTGCTCGAGGTGTTCGGGCGGCCGATGGAAATTCAGATGAAGCCGGGCGATGTGGAGGCGGTGGCGTGATTGCTGCCGGCGCCGAAATAATCCTTGAACCCCGCCGAATTACCAAATATGGTTTCGCCCCAGCGAGGGAAATCAACCCGCTGCGCGCCGTCACGCGGAGAAATGACGCTGCGGGAGCTATATCCCGCCCAATTTGCAAAACTAGCAAAGGTTAGCAATGGCTCGCGGCTCCAAGCCCGGTGAGCGGCGCGGCGGTCGTAAGCCCGGGACTCGCAACAAGCGCAATGCTGCCGTGGTGGCCAAGGCCGCGGCGTCCGGCATGCTGCCCCATGAATTTCTCTGCGCCGTGTCGCAGGGCTGCAAAATCGACGGGCACACCCCGACTTTCCCGGAGCGCATGACGGCGGCGGCCCAGGCCGCGCCCTACTACGCGCCCAAGCTTGCGAATGTCGAGCACACCGGCAAGGACGGCGCGCCCCTCATTCCGGTGCTGAATGTCTCGATCGGCGGAAATCAACCTCGACCTCCATCCAAAACAGGGTGAGGCGCTAAACACCGTCGGCACCGAAGTCCTTTATGGTGGCGCTGCCGGCGGCGGCAAATCCCACCTGATGCGCGCCGCGGCGATCATCTGGTGCTCGATGATCCCGGGACTGCAGGCCTATTTCTTCCGCCGCATCCGCGAGGATCTGGTCAAGAACCACATGGAGGGGCCGAAAGGCTTCCGCGCTCTGCTGGCGCCGTGGGTGACCGGCGGGCTGGTCGAGATCGTCGAGGACGAGATCAGGTTCTGGAACGGCGCCAAAATCTATCTCTGCCACTGCAAGGACGAGAAGGACCGCTTCAAGTACCAGGGCGCCGAGATCCACGTCCTGTTCATCGACGAGCTGACGCATTTCACCGACGTGATCTACCGGTTCCTCCGCGGCCGCGTCCGCATGGTCGGCATCAACCTGCCGGAGGCCTATCGCGGCACCTTCCCGCGCATCCTCGCCGGATCGAACCCCGGCAATGTCGGTCACGGCTGGGTCAAGGCAGCCTTCATCGAGAACACGACGGCAATGACGCTGCGCCGCATGGCGGACGAGGAAGGCGGCATGCTGCGCCAGTTTATCCCGGCGCTGCTCGACGACAACCCGTCGATGACCGAGGACGATCCGGGCTATCGCGCCAAGCTGCGCGGCCTCGGCTCGGCCGCCCTGGTCAAGGCGATGGAGGAGGGCGATTGGAACGTCGTCGCCGGCGCCTATTTCGATTGCTGGGCCTCGGCGCGCCACGTCATCCAGCCCTTCCGCGTGCCGTCCCATTGGACGCGCATCGTCTCGCTCGATTGGGGCTCGGCCAAGCCCTTCAGCGTCGGCTGGTGGGGCGTCGCGGACGGCTCGCTGCTGCCCGAGGGTCGGCACTATCCCGCCGGCGCGCTGATCCGCTACCGCGAATGGTACGGCTCGTCGGCGCCGAATGTCGGCATCAAGCTCACGGCCGAGCAACTCGCCGACGGCATCAAGGAACGCGAGATCGGCGAGACGATCAACAGCAGGATCGCCGACCCCTCGTGCTGGAAGGTTGACGGCGGCCCGTCGATCGCCGAGCGGATGATGCGCCGCGGCGTCATCATGGTGCCGGCCGACAACAGCCGGATAACCGGCTGGGATCAGGTCCGCGCCAGGCTGGTCGGCGACGACGATCCGATGCTCTACGTGTTCTCGACCTGCCACGATTTCATCCGCACGCTGCCGGTCCTGCAGCACGACGAGCACCGGCCCGAGGATATCGACACCGACGGCGAGGACCACGCGGCAGACGAGGCGCGCTACGCCTGCATGTCGCGGCCCTACACCCGCAAGGCGCCGAAACCGCTCCTGCCGATCGACGCCATCCCGACATTCGCCGACGCGCTGAAACTCCACGACAGCCATCGCCAGGAACGCCGACAGAGGATCTGACATGCCGGATGTGACGCAGCCGATGGGGCAGGGCGGCCAAGCCGCTCAGTTCGCTCCGCTGATGGATTGGGCGAACGGGCAGGTCGTCGCCTTCACGACAGCGACGCAATCCGCCGCGATCAACTCCATCGCCGCGATCATCACCTCGACGGCGGATTGCTGGTACGCGATCGGCAGCAATCCCACGGCGACCATCGGCGCAGGATCGGACTTCCTCCCGGCCGGCGTCAAATGGGGTGTGACGCTGATCAACGGGCAGAAGATTTCCGTCATCCAGAACGCTTCCGGCGGCAATCTCTCGATCATTCCGACGAAGTCGTTCTAAGTGCTCTGCCGACCCGGATACCTTATGTCGCGGTCGGCGGGCGTCCGGCCCGTGTTAGACCTCTATTTTCTCGGCGGCGCGCTCCCTGGGGCGGTCACCTTCACGCGCGCCTCCTCGGCGACGGATGGTCTCTACACCGATGCTGCCGCAAGCAGCTTCAACTCGTACTCGACGAACGTGCCGCGGATGCTCACGGCCGGCCTCCTCATCGAGGAAGCGCGCACGAATTTCCTGCTCAACTCTGCGGTTCCGGTTACGCAGACCACCGCATCGCTCGGCACCGGAACCTACGTCTTCTGGTGCATCGGAACCGGCTCTGTCACGTCATCGGCCGGCACGGCAACGGCAAGCGGGCTTGGTGCCATTACCGGCAGCCAGGGAACGTTTCAGACAATCATCGTCACGGTCGCCGGTACGCTCACCTTCACGGTGTCGGGATCGATCAACCGCTTCCAACTTGAACTTGGCGCCTTCCCCACCTCGTTCATCAGCTCGGCCGGGGCGACGGCAACTCGCGCCGCCGACTTGGGGACGGTGGCGACAAGCGCGTTTGCGTGGAACCCGGCCGCCTCAACCTTCGTTGCGCAATTCATCCTCGGCGCATTCAACGGCGGGAATCCAGCGATCGTAGGTTTGAATGCGCCGGGCCAGGCACGCCCGCTATTCTCTCAGACAGGCCTTGGCTTTTTCGACGGAACCACAGCGACCGGCACGGTCAATAACATAAGCCTGAATGCTGTCTCCAAGGCGGCATCGGCATGGAACGGTTCAGGTGTGTCCGTCGATTTAAATGCCGGGACGATCGCCACGGGTGCGGCTCCTGCCTCTTTCGCGACGACTACGACGCTGGCGCTTGGAACACTGGCGAATGGCGGCCTGCCGGCTGGGCAAATTTGGTTTCAACGCGTCAAGTATTTCAGCCAGCGCCTCCCCGACACCCAGCTACAAACGCTCACGACATGATCGACTTCTATCTGCGCGCCGCTGACCGCGCAACGCTTCTTGCCGCCCTGAAACTCGCCGGCATGACTTACGTTGACGCGCAAGGCGCCGACCAGCCCATCACCGCGAATCATTCATGGGCGCTCGACCTCATCGGCGCGCTGCCCGGCAACGCGGCCTATCACGTCAACCTCCGGTATGTGGACGGGACGGCGGCGCTCCCTGCCGCGCTCCTGTCCTATGCGCTGGCAAAGCCGGCCGTCGAGAAACGGGTGTGGGCATGACCGACGCCGCCGCCGGCACTCTCGACGAGCGCAAGGACGCCGGCACCAGCCCCGCCGAAATCGTCTCCTATTGGCTGAGCCAAGAGAAGCTCGCCGAGACCGACCAGAAGGATTGGCGCAAGCGCGGGCACAAGATCGTCGACCGCTACCGCGATGAAGGCCGCTCGCAGGATAGCGGACGACCCGCCGGCGGGCGCTTCAACGTCCTCTGGGCCAATATCCAGGTGCTCGAGCCGGTCCTCTACGCCAGGACGCCGAAGCCGGACATTGCGCCGCGATGGATCGACACGGACGAAGCGGTCGTACGCCTCGCCGCTACCATCCTCGAGCGGTCGCTGACCTATCTCTGCGATCGCTACGACATCGACGCCGTCATGGCGTCCTGCGTCGAGGACCGGTTGCTGCCGGGCATGGGGATCGCCCGCGTCGTCTACGAGCCGACCTTCGGCGACGCGGTCGAGGACCCCGACGCGCCGGAGCCGGAAGAGGGCGAGGAGCGCGCGACCTACAAGCCGGTCGAGAGCGAGGAGACGCGCTGGGAATACTGGTTCTGGGACGACGTCGCCTGGGGCCCGGCGCGCCGCTGGGAGGAGGTCCCCTGGCTGCGCTTCCGCTCGTATCTTACCCGCAAGCAGTTGGTCGACCGCTTCGGCGAGACGATCGGCAAGGCAGTCAACCTCGACCACACGCCGAAAGGCATGGAAGAGTCGGAGATGCCGGCCGATCTCTTCAAGAAGGCGACCGTCCTCGAGTTCTGGGACAAGACCGAGAAGCAGGTCGTCTGGATCGCGTCGGGCTATGCCGAGGGGCCGCTCGACACCCAGGACGACCCGCTGGAGCTCGACGGCTTCTGGCCGTGCCCGAAGCCGCTCTTCGCGACGACGACCAACGACAAGATGGTCCCGGTCCCGGATTTCGTGCAGTACCAGGACCAGGCCGACACGCTCGACATCCTGCAGGGCCGCATCGACAAGCTGACCGAGGCGCTCAAGGTCGCAGGCGTCTATGCCGGCAGCGAGAAGGCGGTTCTGCAGCAGCTGCTCAACGGCGGGATGGATAACCGCCTGATCCCGGTCGAGGACTGGGCGATGTTCGCGGGGGAGAAGGGCGGCCTCGAGGGCAATATCCTCTGGCTGCCGATCAAGACCATCGCCGAGGTGCTCGATCGCCTGACGGTGCAGTTCGAGAAGGCGCTGGAGCGGCTCTACGAGATCAGCGGCCTTTCCGACATCATGCGCGGCTCGACCGACCCGAACGAGACGCTCGGCGCGCAGCGGCTGAAATCGCAATACGGCTCGGTGCGGGTGCGCAACAGCCAGAAGGACGTCGGCCGCTTCGCGCGCGATCTCTTCCGCCTGGGGGCGCAGGTCGTCTCGCAGCATCTCGATCCGAAGACGATCAGCGAGATGACGGGCCTGCCGGAATTGCCGAAGGCACCGCCGCAGCCGGTCGCGCCGCCGCAGATGGCGATGGCCGCGATGGGCGCGACGCCGCCAGCGACACCGCAATCCGCGCCCGCCGCCCCGCCGATGCCGCCGCAGGCCTCCCCTTCGCCCGCGATGGCTCAGCCCGGCCCAGGAGCGCCGCAGGAGGCCGCCGCGCCCGGCGCCGCGCCTCCTGCCTCGACAGCAACGCCCGGTGTGCCTGCGGCATCCCCAGGCGGCGCCGCCGACCCGGTGGCGGCCTATCAGCAGCAGGTCGCCGCCTATGCGGCCTACGAGGCCGAGGTGCAGCGCAAGACGCAGGAATTCGAAGCCGCGTGCGCCCTGCTGAAAGAGGACGCGCTGCGCACCTTCCGGCTCGACATCGAGGCGGATTCGACGATCGCGCCGGACGAGGACGCCGAAAAGAAAGCCCGGGTCGAGTTCGTCCAAGCGATCGGCACGCTGCTCCAGCAGGCCATCCCGTTCGTCCAGCAGATGCCGAAGGCCGGCGGCGCGCTCATCGCCGAGATCCTGAAATTCGTCGTGCACGGCTTCCGCGCCGGGCGGCCGCTCGAGGAGACGATCGACAAATTCGCCGACTATCTCGACGACCTGCCGCCGCCGGCGCCGCACACCGACCCGGCGCTGATCAAGATCCAGGCGGGTGCGCAACTCGATGCGCAGCGGCTCCAGACCGACGAGCGGATCGCGATGGCGAAGCAGCAGGGACTGGATCAGCGCGAGCAGGCGCGGCTTGCCGGCGAGGCGCAGCGGGTTCAGCTCGAGACGGCGGCCAAGGGCGAAGAGGCCAAGGCGGACTTCGCCGCGACGCTGGCGCGCATAGAGGCTGACAAGCAGGTCGCGATCCATCGCGCCAATCTCGACCACGCGCACAAGACTGAAAAGATGCAGGCCGACGACCTGCTCGAGCGCCAGAAATTCGACAAGACGCACGCTTTCGAGCGCGAGAAGCACGCGGCGAATATGGATTTGGCGCGGCAGAGGGCGGCGGCGAACGATGCCGCACCGGCAGAGGGTGCGACAGCGGCATGACCGCCGACTTCGTCCACAACGCCATACGCCTCGGCCGCGACCCCGACCGCGGCACCGAGACCTGGCAGGCCGAGATCCACGGCATCGTCGTGACGGCCGATATCGAATACGCCGAGTTCCTGGAGGTCTATCGGGCCTCGCGCGGCGCGATGCCGTTCCGGGATTACGTGATCGCGCGGCTCATCAGGGCGGCGGGAATTCCAGAGGAGAGAGCAGCATGATGAACCAAAGCATGGATCAATTCAAGGCAGGCGCGTCCCGCTATCAGGAGCAGTCGGCGCAGGTGCAGGGGTATGTCGGCGGCGCGAACGTCCAGCAGACAATCGTGCGCCAGCGCATCGCCGAGCTTGCCGAGGTCATGACACGCATCGGACAGCAGGTCCAGGGCATCCATGGCCGCGTCGTGCCGGCCGCTCCGCAGCCCGCCGCCGAGGGCAGTCGCGGCGCCCCGCAGAGCTACGATCAGATGCTCGATATGCTGGTCTCGGCGGCGAGCGAAATCCGGGCGCGTCTCGACGAGATCGGCGAGCGGGTCTGAAATGATTCGAGGCCGCTGGGTTTTCTGCCGAGAACGGATGGAGCTCGTCCCCGCCGCCGAGTTCTACGCCAGGAAATTCGCCGGCGTGAAGGCGTCCGACAAGATCGCCGCGCCGATGGTGATGAGCGACGTCTCGCCGTACCGCTCCGTCATCGACGGCTCGGAGATCGGCGGCCGGCGCCAGCACCGCGAGCATCTGAAGGCGCATGGCTGCATCGAGATCGGCAACGAGGTCCCGAAGCAGCGCGGCCCCGTCGAATTGCCGCCGGTCGAGGCCGACATCAAGCGCGCGATGCAGGACGAGGGCTTGCGCGCCGAGGCGAAGCGGGCGAGCCGGAAGGCGAAGAGGGCGCTGGTGTGACAGCGTGAGACGAAATTGCTGCGGGCTGGTCGCTACTCCAACTCCAGGCCGGCCTGTGCTCAGGCATTTTACCATCCCCATAGCCATGAGCACCGAAATGCACATAGCGATGGGGATGACCCTTTCCTTCGGCCCCCTTGTACTTCGGGAGCCTGCCAGCGTGTCCTCGCTTTCCACGCCGCCGCAGCATCAGAACGATAGCACAACCCACCAAGGAATGTCATGACCGATCAAGCGACCGGCGCTGCCGCGCAGCCAGCCGAGACCAGTTCCGTCCAGGACGATATCCGCGCCGCCTTCGCCGAGGTCGAGGGCAATGCCGCGCCGGAGAAGCCGACTGCGGCCGCGCCGGACCGCGCCGCCGAGACGCCGGAAGCCGCCGCGCAGCGCGCCCGCGACGAGAAGGGCCGGTTCGCCAGGGCGGAGGGCGCCGAGCAGGCCAAGGAGCCCGCCGAGGGCGAGACGGCGCCGGGCGCCGAGACGAAGGCCGCAGAGGGCGAGCAGGCCGCAGCCGCGCCGGGCGAGCCGCCGCAGCATTGGAGCGCCGAGGACAAGGCGCTCGTCGCCAAGCTGCCGCCGGAGCTGCGCGGCGAATACATCGACCGCTTCAAGAAGATGGAGGCGGGCTTCGCGCCCAAGCTCCAGCGCGCCGCCGAGCTCGAGAAGCATTACGGCGAAGTCGACAAGATGTTCGAGCCGGCGATACCCGCGATGCAGGCGCAGGGCTGGACCAAGACGAGCCTCATCAAGGCATGGGCGCAGGTCGAGGAAGGCCTGGCGCGCGACCCGATCGAGCAGGTCGGCAAGATCATCAAGCACTACAAGGTCGACACCGCCGAGATGGTGAAGCGGCTCGGGCTGACGGGTGGTGCTGCTCCGGCGGCTGCCGCTGCGGCCGATGGCGCCGCGCAACCGGGTGCCGCCGCCGAGGCCGAGTATGTCGACCCCACCGTGAAGGCGCTGCAGGATCAGATCAAGCAGCTGACCGGAACCGTCACCGGGCTGACCACCGCACAGCAGGAAGCGCGCGCCGCCGAAGAGACGGCGAGGACGCAGCGCACCCTCAACGAAATTCAGGCATTCGCCGACGCGAAGGGGGAAGATGGCTTGCCATCTCATCCCCTTTTCTCCGAGGTGCTGCCGAATATCCTGGCTCTCGCCGCAGCGGAACGCTCCGCCGGCCGGACGCCAACCCTCGCGACCCTCTACGACCAAGCCGTCTGGGCCAACCCCGAGACGCGCGCCAAGCAGCTCGCAGCCGATCGTCTGGCCGAGCAGAAAGCGAAGGCCGCGGCGGAGAAGGACAGGGCGGCATCCGCGCGCAAGGCAGGATCCAGCGTCACCGGCTCGCCCTCGGGCAGTGGTCAGACGCCGAAATCCGGCTCGCTCGGCAACGTCAAGGATGACGTCAGGGCGGCCTTCCACCAGGTCGCATAGTCCCGCAACCGATACGAGCGCCGCGAGGCGCCCGGTCCCAGCGCGGCCTTCGGGCCGCCAGATGGAGCTTTTGCCATGGCAAGTCCGAACACCTCGTGGTCGGAAATCACCACCACGACGCTCTTCAACCGCAGCAAGAAGCTCGCGGACAATGTGAGCAAGAACAACGCGCTGCTGAATCGCCTCTCCAAGAAGGACAATATCCAGCCCTTCGACGGCGGACAAGCGATCGTCCAGGAGCTCGAATACGCCGAGAACGGCACCTACAAGCGCTATTCCGGCTACGACGTCCTCAACATCAGCCCATCCGACGTCTTCACGGCGGCGCAGTACCCGATCGCGCAGGCGGCCGTCGCCGTCTCGATCTCCGGTCTGGAAATGCTCCAGAACTCGGGCGAGGAGAAGGCCATCAACCTCCTCTCCTCGCGTATCAAGAATGCCGAGCGCACCTTCCGCAACAACCTGTCGAACGATTGCTACTCGCTCGGCACCGCGGACGGCGGCAAGCAGATCGGCGGCCTTCAGTTGCTCGTCGCCGATACGCCGACCTCCGGCACGGTGGCGGGCATCGCGCGCGCGACCTGGGGCTTCTGGCAGAACCAGAGCTTCTCGTTCGCCGGCAACTCTCTGGTCGCCGGCTCCTCGACCATGCAGACGGCGATGAACCGGCTCTGGCTCGCGCTCGCCCGCGGTCCCGACAAGCCGGACCTCATCGTCGCCGACAACACCTACTACCGGTTCTATCTCGAGAGCCTGCAGGCGATCCAGCGCATCGCCTCGGAGGAGATGGCCGAGGCCGGCTTCATGAGCCTCAAGTTCATGACCGCCGACGTCGTCTATGACGGTGGTTTCCAGGGCCAGACCGGCCTGCTCTCGGCGCCGGGCACCCCGACGACCTGGACCAGCGGCACCGGCGCGCCGGCCTCGCACATGTGGTTCCTCAACACCGACTACCTGTTCTTCCGGCCGCACAAGGACCGCAACATGGTCCCGCTCGACCCGGACCGGTTCTCGGTCAACCAGGACGCCATGGTCAAGCTCGTCGCCTGGGCGGGGAATCTCACCATGTCGAACGCCTTCCTGCAGGGCGTAATCGTCGCTTAACCGGAGAACCGAACAATGGCTTATTTTCCCGTCGAAAACCGCCTCGGTCTGCCGGTTGTCTTCTCGCAGATCGACAGCGACAACTACCCGGTGGGCTCGCCGGTCACGACGAACAACCGCCTTCAGCCGGGCACGATCGTGCGCGGTCAGGACTCCACCCTGGGCGGCGGCGAGTTCATCTACCTCGGCGGCGTCGCCGGCACGGTGGTTGGCTCCGTCGTCACCTACGACTCGGCGGCGGGCACGACGGCCCTCCTGCCGATCACGACGAAGAACCTGGACAAGCCGATCGCGGTCGCCATGGCGGCGAATGCCACCGCGACCAATTTCGGCTGGTATCAGATCTCCGGCGTCGCGGTGATCAAGAAGACCGCCGTCAAGGTCAGCCCGGGCGTGCAGCTCTACGGCTCGGCCACGACCGGCCGCCTCATGCCGACGGCGGCATCGGGTCGGCAGATCATGGGCGCGATCAGCGTCAACCTTGCGACGGTCGCCTCGGCGACGTCGACGATCAATGCGCTGATCAACCGCTCGTTCATTCAGGGCGCCGTCCTCTGAGCGACGTACCTTCGGAGGTTGGGGGCTCGTCCCCCAACCTCACCGCTCACCTGCCGATGTTCTGCAACACGCCGGACGAGGAATTATTCGCGCAGGTCCGCATCAACACGGCACGGGATATCCCGATCCTTACCCGCGCCCCGGTGCACGCCGACGTTGCGGTGCTTGTCGGCGGCGGCCCGTCGCTCGATGACACCGTCGAGGATATTCGCGCGCTGCACGAGGCCGGCGCCCATATCTTTGCGCTCAACGGCACCGCGGCTTGGCTGATCGCGAGAGGGATCGTTCCCTTCGCTCAAATCATCCTCGACGCGCGCCGGAGCAACGAGCGGTTTTTGGTCGACGCAACCATCAAATTCTACCTCGCCTCGCAATGCCACCCCGCGCTCTTCGACGCGCTGGAGGGCGGAGATGTCGTCCTCTGGCACGCGAATTATGACGGCCAATCGGGCGTCGTCGAAAACCGCGACACCGTTCCGATTGCCGGCGGCACCGTCGTCGGCCTTCGGGCTATGATGCTCGTCTACGTTCTCGGCTATCGCGCGCTGCATCTCTACGGCTACGACAGCTCGTATCGCGGCGGCGAAGGGCACGCCTACGCCCAGCCCGAGAACGCCGCCGACAAGGTGATGAGTTGCTGGGCCGGCGGGCAGGAATTCTTTTCCTCGCCGTGGATGCTGCGCCAGGTCGGCGACTTCCAGGAGGTCGCGGCCGAGCTTGCCCATCTCGGCGCCGATATCTACGTGCACGGCAGCGGGTTGCTCCCGACCGTGGCGCGCGAGATGACCAAGGCTTCGGCGATCGACGCTGCCTGCTACGATCTCTCGCAGGCTCCGGCGAGCTGGGACTTCGTGGTCTGGCTCATGGTCGCCGAGATGGACCGTCGGCGCCGAGGCGTCACGACGCCGTTGCGCGTCGGCTTCGCGCCGGGACCCAATAACGGCTTCCGCAACGACGATCTCCCGATGGACACGGCCTCGCGCCAGCGGATGCTCGACCATGTCATGCGGCCGGCCATGGCGCTCGTCGGGGCCATAGAGGACGAGGCCGCAGTTGGCGGCCGGACCTTCGACTACATGCTGCGCCATGTCTCCGAGGCGGCGCGGCGCGGCGAAGAAGTGCCGCGGTTTGCCGCGCCTCCGGAAGCGCTGGAGCAGGTCGACGCGATTCTCGCCGAGATGGGAATTTCGGATCCCGTCGTCATCACCCTGCGCGAGGCCTCGCATTGGCCATCCCGCAACAGCAATATCGATGCGTGGATCGAGTTCGCCGATCGCCGCACGAAAGAGGGGCGCAGCGTCGTCTTCGTGCGGGACACCGAGCAGGCCGGCGCTGCGCTGCCCTTCCCGACCTTCCCGAAAGCCTCCCGCGATCTCCTCATTCGGGCGGCGCTCTACGAGCGCGCGGCCTGCAATCTCTTCGTCGCCAACGGTCCCATCGCCCTGGGGTATTTCGGCGCGCGGCCGTTCCTCATCTTCAAGCCGCTTATCGGCGGCGATTATTCGCCCGGTGCGGCCTCCTGGTGGGCCGAGAAAATCGGCGTCCCGGTCGGAACGCAATACCCGTGGGCGCTTCCGGGCCAGCGCATCGTGTGGGCCGACGACACGATCGAGGCCATCGAGACGGCCTGGACATCCCTCCTCGAACCCTCCTCTGACGAAAGGCTAGGATAATGGCACTCGATACAGAATTGATGGCGATGGGCATTCCGGCTGCGGCCGCGCGCGCGCTTGGCGGCAACGTGGCGGGCAATCCGACCGGCCTCGTGCTGACCGGCAACAACAGCCAGGCCAACGGCCTCCAGCTCTCCGCCGACTACAATCTCATCGGCACGTCCGGCGGCACGACGAATTCCTGCGTCCTGCCATCGTCGGTCGGCGCGAGCGAGTGCATCATCGGCGTCGCGTCCGCTCAGACGACGGTCAACATCTTCCCGGCGCTCGGCGAGAAGATCGTCGACCAGGGCGCGATAGGCGCTGCCAATGCGGCCGTCACGCTCGCCGCATCGAAGATGGCCTATTTCCAGCCCGCGAACGGTCTCTGGTTCATGATCCGCGGCGCCTAACCTATCCGCCCACCAGGGCCGATGCGCGCCGGCCGCAAGCCCGGTAATCCCGTATAGGAAGCCAGCCATGTCCAGCGAAAAAGAGATCGAGGCCGAAATTCAGAGCAAGGGTCTCACTGCTCCGCGCCTCACTCCCCAGCACATCGACGAGCAAATTGCGGGCGAGTATGTGACGCGCGCCTCAGACGCCTTCACCGACGTCCCGGTTCTCGACGGCCTCGCATGCCTGACGATCTGCGTGCTGGTGCTGAAGAACGGATACACGATCGTCGGCAAAAGCGCGTGTGCCAGCCCCGCAAACTACGACGCCGATCTCGGCTACAAGATCGCGCGCGAGGATGCGCGCCGGCAGATTTGGGCGCTGGAAGGCTACGCGCTCCGCTCGAAGCTCGCCGCCGCCTAATCCGCACCGGGGCGCTCGCCCAGTGAGCGCCCCGTCATCTCTTTCCAGGAGCACGATCGTGGCAGACATCGAATACACCCGCAAATTCGACGGCGGCGGCACGGGCCGCGAGTTCATCCAGTTCTCGGAGGACGCCGTTGCCAACCCCGCCAAGAGCGAGGCCGCCGGCCGGCCGATCTTCGACCCCGTCGAGATGATCGAGATCTCGTTCCCGGGCAACAACCTGACCGTCGTCTCGCGCCGGGTCACCCCCGAGGACCGCATCGTCTACGCGCCGCAATACGCGGCGTTCAAGAAGCATGGCGGCACTGTGGTCGACGGCACGCCGCTCGCCGCCTGGACGGCGCTCAGCAAGGCTCAGGTCCGCGAGTTTCAGGCGATGCACATCTTCTCGATCGAGCAGCTCGCCGCGACGGACGATCACGGCTGCCAGCGCATGGGCCTCGGCGGCGCGATGTGGCGCCAGCGCGCGAAGCTCTTCATCGCGGCGGCGGAGGATACCGGCGCGGTCGACAAGGTCGCGGCCGAGAATTACCGGCTGAAGGAGCGCGTCGATGCGCAGGCCACCCAGCTCGCCGAGCTCGGCGCGATGTGCCAGTCGCTTCAGCATCAGGTCCAGGCGACGATGAGCGGCCGCGTCGACACCGGGCAGGGCATCGCCAATTTGCCGCCCATCGCGACCGCGCCCGCCGCAATCTCGCCGGAAATGGCCGGCGGCTCGCTCGGGCAGGCGCAGGGCGAATATGTCGAGCCGAAGCGGCGCGGCCCCGGCCGTCCCGCGAAGACCGAGGCGGCGGCCTGATGGCGGCGGCCAAGCTGCTCGGCCTGCCGGCGCAGACCGACCGGGAGAAAGAGGCGCTCGAGACGATCGAGACCGTCCTCGCTTCCGTCGAGGCGGCGCACCGGATGATCGCGCAGCTCTGCCAGACCGTCATCGCGCTCAACGAGCGCGTGCTGGCGCTGGAGGGCGCGAAGGCCAAGCCGGGACCGCGGCTGATCCTGCCGAACTCCGGAGCGGTCGGGCATGGCTGACCTGACGACCAAGAAGCGCGAGGCGCTGAAGGACGGGGATTTCGCGCTCCCCGGCCGGCGCTATCCCATACAGGACGAGGCGCACGCCCGCAATGCGCTCGCGCGAGTGGCGCAATTCGGCACGAGCGCCGAGAAGGAGACCGTTCGAGCCGCCGTCCACCGCAAATATCCAGGCATCAAGGAAGAGCACGACTCGGCGGTGAAGGGCGTCGCCGAGAAGGTCGCGGCCGGGGATCGGAAATAGCCGATGAGTTTGCTCAGCATCTGCGCATCCGTCGCCGCGGAAATCCCGGTCAGCGTCCCGACCATCATCGTCGGCTCGGACGACCAGACGGCGCAGCTGCTGCTCGCCGCGGCGCAGCGCGAGGGCAAGGCGCTGTCGAAGCGGCCCTCGCTCGGCTGGGTCGCGCAGATCGTCGAGTACCCCTTTACGACGTCGGCGCTGACGACGACCGGCAACGTGGTGAGCGGCAGCCTGACGATCAGCGGCCTCGCCTCGGTCGCCGGCGTCGCGGCGGGCTGGACCGCCAACGGCAACGGTCTGGTGACGAACTCGCGCGTCGAATCGGTCGGCGCCAGCTCGGTCACGCTCGCGGCCGGGTTCACGCCGACCTCGTCCGCCACCGGGACGCAGATCGTCTTGAGCCAGGGCGACTATGCGCTGCCGTCGGATTTCAACCGGATGGTGGACGAGACCCTCTGGGACCGCTCGCGCTTCTGGGAAATGCGCGGCGCCATGAGCCCGCAGCAATGGCAGCTCTACAAATCGTCGCCGATCGGCCGCGCCTCGATCCAACGGCGCTGGCGCATCCGCATCCCGTCGGGGGCGGGGGCCGGCACGGCGCCGAAATTCTCCATCGACCCGGTTCCGACCGATAACGGCTCGCTCCTCGTCTACGAATACGTGTCGAAGAATTGGTGTCTGTCCGCCGGCGGCACCGGGCAGGTCGCGTGGGGCGCCGACACCGACACCGGGATCCTCGACGAGTACCTGATCGAGCTCGGGGTCAAGTGGCGCGTTCTCGAGCGCCTCGGCATGGATTACACGGCGGCCTATGCCGAGTACACCCAGGAGGTCGACAAGGCGGTCGCGGTCGACGGCGGGACGATGATCCTCAACATGACGCCGAGCTGCGGGACATACCTGCTGAATTCGTCGAATATTCCGGAAACCGGATTCGGCCCCTAATGGTCGTCCTGACGCCTCTCTCTCGGCTCCCGCGCCGCTCGCCCGATGCCGCGCCCGCCTCGCTGCCGGCGCCGATCACGGGGTGGAACACGCGCGACAGCCTCGACGGCATGGCGCCGACCGATGCGGTGACGCTCGACAACTGGTATCCCGGCCTCGGCTCGGTCACGGTGCGCGGCGGCACGGCGCTCTTCACCACCGGACTCGGCGGCACGATCGAGACGCTCGCGGAATATTATGCCGGCGCGACGCGCAAGATGCTGGGCGCCGCGAACGGGAAGATTTTCGATTGCTCGTCCCCCGGCGCGGTCGGCGCTGCCCTGAAGAGCGGCCTTTCCTCCAATCGCTGGCAGACCGCCAATTTCAAGGCGGTGCAATTCTGGGTCAACGGCAGCGACACGCCGCAGACCTTCAACGGCACAAGCTTTTCCGACAGCGGCTGGACTGGGCCGTCGGACGTCACCGCGCTCATCGGCGTCTATGTCTTCAAGAACTTCGTCTTCCTCTGGGAGAAGAACAGCCAGGATTTTTGGTATGGCGCGGTCAACGCCATCACCGGGGCGGTGACCAAATTCCCGCTCTCCATGGTGACCAGCAAGGGCGGAAATCTGCTCGCCGTGTCGACCTTGGGGTTCACCGACAATTCGCCGGACGACCTCGCCGCGTTCATTATGACGTCGGGCGAGGTCATCCTCTACCAGGGGACCGATCCCGGCAACGCGAGCGCCTGGGCGCTGGTCGGGCGGTATTTCATCGGCGCCCCGGTCGGTATCCGCGCGGTCGCCCGGTACGGCGGCGACACCTATATCACGACGCTCAACGATCACACCTCGCTGAGCTCGTGGTTCAGCGCCGTCCGCGACGGCAAGCCGCCGGCGCCGTCGAAGGTCTCGGGCGCCGTGATCGAGGCGACGGCAGCCGGGGCCTCGCTGTTCGGCTGGCAGGCGATCATGTATCCGGGCGGCGGGCGGATGGTCTTCAACATCCCCGGCAATGACGGCACGTTCGACCAGCACGTTCTCAACACGGTGACGGGCGCCTGGTGCCGCTACAAGGATCTGCGGTCGGCCTGCTGGGCGATCTACAACAACCTGCTCTATTTCGGCGGCACCGACGGGACGGTCTATCAGGCCGAGACCGGCAACGCCGACACCTCCGCCTACGCCTTCACGACGACCTCGGCCTGGGACACCTCGCCCTGGGATACCACGCCATGGGGGCCGGAGATCACGGCAAACGCGCCGATCAATGCCGACGGCCAGCAGGCCTGGTCGCAACTGAAATCGTCCTATCGCAAGCGCATCCCAGTCTTCCGCCCGGTCATCCAGAGCGACGGGTCTGTTAGCTATAAGGCCGGAATCGGCTACGATTATGGCTCGGTCGCGGTCGGTAGCGCCGTTTCGAGCGCGCCCGTCACCTCGGCCTGGGATACCTCGCCGTGGGATACGACACCGTGGGGGCCCAGCCTCATCGTCGACACGCGCTGGCGCGCCGCGGGCGGGACCGGGCAAAGCGTCTCGACGCGGGTCCGCGCCGCCGGGCTGCAGCGGATCAGCTGGCTGCGCACGGATTTCCGGATCGAGAAGGGCATCAATCTTTGATCCTGGTCTGCGACGCCTCCGACCTCGTCGCCGCCTGGGTCAAGCGACGCATGCCCTGGGTCGACGGCTTCGGTCCATGCACCGCGATCGGCGTCCATCACGACGGACGCGCCTTGGCCGGCGTGGTCTATTACAACCTCGCGCCGCCGAATATCTACGTGGCGATCGCCGCCGACGACCCAAGATGGTGCCGAAAGGGAGTCCTTGCGGGGCTCCTGTCCTACCCGTTCATGCAGCTCGAGTTGAGGCGGATTACCGCAATAATCCCAGCCAGTAACGAGCGTTCCATCAAACTCTGCCGCGGCCTCGGCTTCTCGCTCGAGGGGCGGCATCCCGGGCTGTTCAAGGACGGCTCGGCTGGAATTTCGCTCGGCATGCTCCGCGAGGACTGCCGCTGGCTGAAAGGCATCGACCATGCTGTTCACGATACGCGCGCAGCGCAGGCTTAAGGCCGGGCTCTACCAGCCGGGCGAGCGCAAGCGCTACGGCAAATCCGCTCCCTCGCCGCCGCCTGCGCCAGATCCGGCGGCGGTCGCCTCCGCGCAGGCCGGTGCGAATAAGGATGCGGTCGAGGAATCTGCGCGCGTAAACCAGATCAACCAGGTCTCGCCGTTCGGCTCGCAGAGCTATAGCGGCACGATCGGGCAGCCTGACCGCACGCTGACGACGACGCTCAACCCGACCGACGCGCAGACGCTCGATATGCAGCGTCAGCTCGCGCAGAGCCTCACCGGGCAGGCGCAGACCCGAGCCGGACAGATCCCGACCGGCGCCTTCGACATGAGCGGCGCGCCGAAGGTCATCGACCCGAACGCGACGAACCTGCAGCAGGTCCAGGATTCGGTCTATCGGCGCAACACGCAATATCTCGACCCGCAGTTCGACCAGCAGCAGCACGATCTCGAGGCCAAGCTGGCGAACCAGGGCATCCCGGTCGGCTCGGAAGCTTATACCCGGGCAACCGGCGATCTCGCGCGCCAGAAGCAGCAGGCCTATTCCGACGCGCGCGATGCCGCGGTGCAGGCTGGCGACACGGCGCAGGCGCAGCAATTCTCGCTATCCCAAGGCGCGCACACTCAAGGCGTGCAGGACATCCTGACGCAGCGCACCGAGCCGATGAACGAGCTCGCGGCGTTGCTCCAGGGCGCCCCGGCGCTCAACACGCCGAATTTCGCGCCGCCGGCGCAGTATCAGGTGCCGGGGGCAGACGTCACCGGCGCTTATGGGCTCAGCCAGTCGGCGAAGAATGCGGCCTATCAGGGCGGCGTATCGTCGGCGGCGAGCGGCAATGCTGCGGGGGCCGGCTTGCTCGGCACCGCGGCGACGGCGGCGGCGATCTTCTTCTGATGCTCGGATCCGACGAGACCGCCGCTCTCCAGTTTTCCGGCGGCAAGGATTCGGCGGCGCTCCTTTACCTCGCGCGGCCGCATCTCGACCGGATCACCGTTCTCTTCGGCGACACCGGCGCCGTCTATCCGCACGTCCTCGACTATGTGCAGGAGACCTGCCGCAAGCTGGGAGCGACGCTTGAGATTGTCCGCCCTGCTCTTGACGTTCTGGCATACACCGCGATTAACGGTCTGCCTGCCGATATCGTTCCGGTCGAGGCGACGGCGGAAATGGCTCCGTATCTCCGCGAGAAGCCGCCGCAATTGGTTCAGCCTTACATGGCGTGCTGCTCGGCGATGATCTTCGCGCCGATGGAGCGCGCGATCAAGAAAAGCGGCGCCAAGATCGTGCTGCGCGGGTCGAAGGCATGCGATGCGCGGGTCGGCATTGCCGATAAACAGATCGAGGATGGTATAGAGTACCGCTCGCCGCTCTGGCATTGCACCGATGCCGATGTCTTCGCCTATCTCGAGCGCGAAGGCGTCGAATTGCCGGCGCACTACGCCGCGGTGAACGACAGCCTGGATTGCTGGGCTTGCTCCGCACACCTCGCGCATCACGGCGCCGAGAAACTGCGCTGGACCCGCGAGCATTACCCCGAGCTCTACACGATCGCTGCCGATCGGGTGCGCCGCGTCCGCCAGGTTCTCCTCGATCAATCCGCCCGCATCGCGTCCGCCATGAGAGAGGCCGACCAATGATCCAGACCTTCAAGCCGCCGGCGCCTCAACCGGGCGCGCCGCTCTTCGCCGCGCCCCCGCCGCTGAATAGCCTGCAGCAGCTCGCCGCCCTCATCGCGCCGCCGCAGGGCCAGCCGCAGCAGGGTTCCGGCAGCCCGCTCGGCGGTCTCGATCTCGGCTCCCTTGCGCAGATGATGAAGGGCGACGGCGGCAAGCCGGATCCGACCTTCGGCTACGGCGTCGGCAATTTCTTCTCGAACTACGGCATCGGCTCGAGCCTGCCGACCTCGCAGGCAACGGGCGCGCTCGGCAGTAACAGTCCGGGCGGCTTCGGCTTCGGCGCCTCCTACTAGGATTTGACCCATGGTCGACACCGTCGCGACGCCGATGGCTTACCCGGGCGGCCCGGTCTCGCCGCTGCTGATCCAGTCTCAGCAGGCGGACCCGCGCATGGCGCTGGCGCGCTCGCTGATGGAAGGTGCGCAGCAGCCCGGGCCGCCACTCCTCAGCCCGTGGCAGGCGCTCGCCAAGGGCCTGCAGCAGGGAATCGCGGGCTATACCGGCGTCGCGCTCGGTCAGGAGCAGGCGGACCGCCAGACGGCGCTCGGCGACACGATGGGCAGCGCGATCGAGGCGGGCAAGACCGGCGGCTTCGATGCACTGGCATCGGTGCTCAGCTCGAGCAACGATCCCGCGGCGAAGCAGATGGCGTTGCAATACGCCATCCAGAACATGTCGACCAAGCAGGCGATGCAGGCGAAGCTCGCCGAGGTCCTGATGGGCAAGGACCAGACGATGGTCGCCGATCCGACCTCGCCGACGGGCTACCGCGTCATCGCGACGCCCGGGGCGCCCGAGGCGATCGGCGCGACGAAGCAGGCAGAGGCGGCGGGCACGACGACCGGAACGAACCTCGCCAACGCGCTGCCCGGCGCTGGCGGCCAGGCGGCCGTCATCACCGCGACGACGCCGGCCAAGGCTGCGGCGGCGGGTGCGGAAGCCGGCGCCAAGTCAGCCGCCGAGCTGCCCTATGCCGGTCCGAAGGCCGGGGCGGAAGCGGCTGCGAAGGCGCCCTACGAGGTTGTGCCCGTGCACGGGGTCGGCGCCTTCCCGAAGATGACCATCCTCGGCACGGGTCCAGCGGCCCCGCCGGCGCCCGCACAATCGACGCCGCCGGCAATCCTCTCGCAGCAGGGCTATGACGCGCTGCAGAAGGGCGCGCCGTATCGCGACCCGAAGGGCAATTTCCGGGTGAAGCAATGAATTTCTGGGAGAACGACCCAATCGTCACCCCGGGCGCCGCTCCGGCTGCGGCTGGCGGTGACGCGGCCTCGCCGGGCGCCGGGGTGCCTGCCCAGCCGCAGCTCGGCCTTCCCGCCGACCCGGCGGCGGCCGGCGGCGGCATCGTCAAGGTCCCGGGTGGCGGTATCGTCGCCATGCCTTACAACAACGCCGAGGCCGCCTATAAGACGAAGCTCGCCGACGCCGCGGTGAAGATGCGCGACGAGGCGATCACGAACGCCAAGACGGCGCAGATGAACGACGCGGCGATCGCCCAATTCGAGACGGCGATGGGCGAGGCGAAGAAGAAGGGCACCGAGACCGGCTATTTCACGCCCGCGCTCGGCCAGCTCGTCGCTGGCGCCAAGTCGCTCGGCATCGACACGTCGGGGATTCCCAGCCTACCGAAGCCGGAGACGGTCGGCGATATCCAGACCGCCGACAAGGTCTCGAAAACGATCATGGGCGAGATCCTGAAGAAAATGTACGGCTCGCGCATCACCAACGCCGACATGACGGTGAACCAGGGAATCGCGCCCGGCTTCGGCCTCGACGAGCGCGCCAACCAGAACCTTCTCGGCGTCTTGAAGGCGCAGAACGGCTACGACAAGGGTTTCGCCAGCAGCATGCTCGATTACGAGGCGGCTCACGGCAATCTCTACGGGTTCGAGCGCGAGCATTACGGCAAGAACGGCTACGGCCCGCTCGGCTTCACCTACAACGGTCCCGGTAGCGGCGCGGCGCCGGCGGCGCCCGGTCAGGAATCGGCCGCCATCCCGCAAGGCGCGGTGCGCGCGGCGCAGGGCAAGAGCGGCGTCATCTACCAGTTTCCCGACCCGCAGAAGCCGGGCGCCTATTTCTGGGGCGACGCCGCGGGCAAGGCGATCCAGTAGATGGCCGATCTCCCGCCGCCGCCGGACGGCTATACGGTGATCGACCTGCCGGCGGCGAAACCGCCGGCGCCGGCCGACCTGCCGCCGCCGGAGGGTTACACCCTCATCAACCCGCCGTCGGACCAGTCCGTCTCGAGATCGGCGCCCGGCGCGCCGAAGCCGCGCGCGATCGTCGACACGCCGCTGGCGAGCGCCGGGTTCTGGACCAATCTGCGCGCCGGGCTCGCGCCGGCGGAGAGCGACCAGATCAAGCGCTTCGCCGCGGCGCGCTTCCCGAACCTGCCGGTCGAGGAGGCGGTGAAACGCTACGGCGTCGTCAACGGCCATATCGTCTACGCCGACCCGCAGGGCAATTACGCGCGGGAGACGCCGTCGGTGTCGGAAGCGACCGGGCCGCTTGATGCCATCACCCGGGCCGGCGATTTCGTCGCGAAGGAAACCGGCCCGGCCATCCCGGGCGCCGCTGGCGCGGCCATGGGGGCTCTCGTCGGCCCGACCGGCGCGAGCATCCCTGCGGCCGCGGGAACCGCCGCAGCGGTCGATGTCGGACGCCAGGCGGTCGACAAATGGCTGGCCGGCGAGCCGCTGCATATCGATTATCTCAACTCGGCCGGGCAGGGCGCGCTCGCCGGGGCCGGACAGGCGATCGGCGTCGGCGCGGTCAAGGCGCTGAACAGCAACCCGCTCGCCGTCTCGGCCTATGACCGCTCGGCAGCGACCGACCCGGCGACCCAGGCGGCGGCGACCGCGCTCGAGACGGAGGCGGCGCGGCGCGGCGTCAATCTCTCGGCCGGGCAGGTCACCGGGCTGCGCAGCGTCCAGGCGACCGAGCGCCAGCTCTCCCGCTACCCCGAGACGGCCGACCAGATCTACGATTTCCAGAAGACGCAGCGGCAGCAGCAGGTTCCGGCCGCGATGCGCGACGAGATCGCCAAGATCAGCGACGTTCCGCCGGGTGAGGAAGCGATCGGCAAATTCCGTGAGGGCGCCGACAAGGTCGTCGGCGACGCGCTCAACGCGCGCGCCGCGCAGGCGAAGACGGCCTATAGCCGGGCGCTCGACGGGGCGCCGGATGCGGATGGCAATATCGTTCCGAAGGCGCCGTTCTGGAATGAGGCGCTCGACACGCTGCTGCAGCGCCCGTCGATGCAATCGGGCCTCGCCTACGCCAAGAAGATCGCGGCGGAGGAGGGCAAGGACATCACCGTCCCGACCTATGAGAACGGCAAGATGGTCGGCCGCACCGTGGCGCCTGACTGGCGCTCCTGGGATTACATCAAGCGCGGCGTCGACGCGGTGATCGAGGAGAACACCAACGATCTCGGCCGGCTCAATGCCTACGGGCGCACGGTCGCCAACACGAAGAGTGAATTGCTCGGGATCCTCGACAAGGCGAACCCCGATTACCTCGCCGCGCGGCTCCAATACGGCTCCGCCAGCGACACGGTGAAAACCATGCTCGACGGCGGGCTCGGCATCCTCAACACGCTGAAGGACGCCCAGCCGATGGACCGCGTCGCCATCGTGCGCCGCATGTTCGACGCCGGCAACCTGACGCCGGAAGAGGTCGGTCGGATGCGGGTCAATTTCGGAGTCGCCGGCAAGCAGGGCGAGTGGAACGCCGGTTTCGCCAATTGGCTCTCCGACAAGCTCGACACCGCGCTGACCCAGGCGGGCGACGCCGGGAACGTCTCGGCCAAGCTCTATAAGGGCGTCTGGCAGGATCCGCGCCAGGCCAATATCGTCAAGGCCGCGCTCGGCCCGGATGGGCGGTCGGAAGGCATCGAGAAACTGATGCAGGTCGTCCAGGCCTCGGCCAAGGGGTTGCCGGAGGGCTCGCCGACGGCGACGGATGCCGCGGCGATGAACAGCGATGCCGGCAGAATGATCAGCAAGGGCGCCCGCGTCGCCGGGACTGTGCTCAGCCCCGGCCAATGGCTGCACATGCCGGAGCTCGCGATGGAGGGGCTGGCGACCCTGCGCGCCCCGGATAAGCGCATCGCGCTCGCTCAGACGCTGCTGTCGGGGGACGCGGCCGGGAAGCTCCGTCAGCTCGCCATGCTGTCGCCGACGAGCGAGAAGGCCGTCACGCTGGCCGGGCAACTCCTCGAGATGGGCGGGGTCGACGCGAGCTCTATGCGGACGCCGCGCGATTTCGCGCCGCCCGCCGCTCCTTGAGCGAGCCCACTACGTCGGCCAGCACGAAGAACGGGCCGAGCAGGATCAGGTAGATCAGCCCCGCGACGGCGCCCCCGCCGGCCGCATTTTCCGCCCATGGGTCCGACCCCGTGGCGATCGCCGCCAAGTACCGAACCACCGAGGCGCCGACCGCAAGGATCAGCAGCGTCTTCGTGTAATTCCACCGCATGCCGTCAATTTAATCCCTCTCACCGCGCCCCGCAATGGCGCGAATGGAGACTTGCAAATGCCTTTCGTAAACGGGGTGTTCCAGAGAGTCTACAACTGGGTCAACGACAAAAACGCCAATATCGACATCACGGCGTCGCGCTTCGACACCGAGGATGACGGGTTTGCCACCGGCCTCTCGACGGCCATCCTCAAGGACGGCACGCAGACGCTGACGGCGAATATCCCGTTCGCCAGCTTCAAGATCACCGGGCTCGGCGCCGGGAGCGCGCGGACGGATTCTCTCAATCTTGGCCAGGAGCAGGACGGCGTTCTGAATTGGGTCGCCGCCGCCGGCACCGCGGACGCGATCACGGCCGGATACTCCCCGGCGGTCACGGCGCTCGTCGACGGCCAGATCTGCTGGTTCCGCGCCACAGCCGCAAATGCGACGACGACGCCGACCTTCTCGCCCAATGGGCTGACGGCTCGGACGATCACCAAATTCGGCGGGATACCTCTCGCTCCGGGCGATATCGCGGGGAATCTTTCCGAGGTCGCCCTGCGCTACAATCTCGCCAATACAAGGTGGGAACTGGTCAATCCGACCACCCCGCTGAACTGGGCAGTGGCCGCCGGCACGGCGGATGCGATCACGGCGACATATAGCCCAGCAATTCCGTCGCTTACTGATGGGCTGTTATGTTTTTTCCGTGCATCGGCTGCAAACGCGACGACGACTCCGACATTCGCGCCTAACGGATTAACGGCACACACGATCACGAAGCGCGGCGGCGCGGCCCTGTCGATAGGCGACATTCCCGGCGCGGATGCGGAAATCATCCTTCGCTACAAGCTCGCGAGCACTCGATGGGAATTGCTGAATCCGATTTGGGCGCCCACTGCACCGCTTACAAATTCTCTCGCGGGCAGCAACCTCGCACTGAACAACACGTCAAACTACTTCACCGGGCCGACCGTTGCGCAGGGGACGACCGGCACGTTTCTCGCGTTTGGAAGCGTAACCGTTCGGGACAATGCCGGCTCGGCCAGCATATCGGCGAAGCTATGGGACGGTACGACGGTCATTGACGCGGCAAACAGTCAAACCGTTGGCGCCGGCCTCAATATGACGATTGCGCTTTCTGGCTTCATCACCTCTCCGGCGGGCAATATTCGCATCTCGGCACAGGACGGTAGTTCCACCTCCGGCTTGATGATTTACAACGATACTGGGACAGGCAAAGACTCAACGCTAACCGTCGTTAGGATCGCATGACATGAAAAAGCTCATTCTCGCCGCGGTTTTCACGCTCATTACCTCGGCGGCTCACGCTGGGATGCCGACTGCGGAACTATACCTATCGACGAGCGGGACAGATTCCGGCAATTGCCAAGTCGCGGCATGTCGGACGCCTCCCTATGCAGCAGCGCAAGTCCCGCCAGGCTACATCGCCGAGATCAACGTTGCCGATGGCTCCTATACGTTTTCCGGCACGGCGCGGACCTATTATTACTCGCCGGTGAGCTGGATTGGAAATCTCGCACATCCTGAAAACATCGTCTTTCAGAAAACCGATTCGGCGGGCTGCGTTCTCTATTTTGAGGATGACTCTATCGGCGGCGTCCAGGGGATTAGCTTCTATGCGGGCGTTGCTGGCCAAACGGCGATCTGCTCGCGCCAGCATACCATTGTCGATTTTCTCAGCCTTCGGTTTGGGGGCGGCCCGATAGTGCTTCAACAGCTCATTTCGTCAACCGACTACGGCGTAAATTCATGCACTGGAACAATCTATATCGATCAATCGATTGAAAATGGCGCGGCAGCGTTCATGCTCAACAATTCAAAGCTTAATCTGAATTGCGCCATCGTTCTGCCAGCCGGCCTAACTATCCCGTTTTTTGTCGAGGGTGTGGGCGGCAGTCGAATCAATTTGACAGGCTCATTCACGGGCGGCGGCCAGGGAACCGCAACGCATGGCCTGCCCTACAATATCGACGGCCTGACGCTGCTCACAAAGAACGGCGTAATCCTTCCCGGCGATCTGACGCCAGCGGTTACGAATGGCTCCGTTGCCTACTAACGAGGTCGGCGACCGAGTTTACGCCAACTAACCATCCCCGGCCGGCGGGGCCTTGGCGTGCGCAAACACGCCTCAGCTACAGAGGGGTAACTCTGCAATGACTACGCGCGCTCGTCATCACCGCCGGCCCGCTGCGGGCGGGGGAAGGGTAACAGGGGTTAAGGGCGCTTGCCATGGATGACGCACAGCGTCAAATCGACACGCGCGCGATTGAGATAGCGGGGCAAGCCTTGGCTCAGATCCAGTCGCACGAGCAAGTCTGCACGATCCGGCAGGGGCAGATCATCAACAAGCTCGATGGGCTGGAAAAGACCTTGGCACGCGGCGTCTACGGCCTGATCGGACTGCTGATCCTGATCATCGGCTATTTCCTCGTCCACGGCGGCATTCCACAGGTGAAATGATGCAGGCAATCGACCTGATCCGCGCCGCTGAGGGTACGCGTTTGGCCGCCTACGACGATTCCACGGGCGAGCCTGTCCCAATGGGCGGACGCTGCCAAGGCACGCTCACCATCGGGTGCGGTCATACCGGCGCCGACGTCTACCCCGGCGATGTCATCTCGCGCGACGAGTGCGAGCGGCTATTGGAGCAGGATACCGCCATCGCCATGCGGGCGGCGTGCGGCGTCCTCGGGCCTGATGAATGGTCGAAGCTCGACGCGGTTCGCCAAGCCGCGCTCGTGGACATGGCGTTCAACATCGGCCCCAAGCGCCTTGCGGGCTTCGCCAGGATGCTCCACGCGGTTCGCACGGGAGATTGGCAGTCCGCCCATGACGAAGCCCTGGCGAGCGCCTGGGCGGGGCAGGTGGGCCATCGGGCGAAACGGGACGCACTGATTCTGCTGAGCGGCGAATGGCCGGCGGTAGCGTGACCTGGCTCCGCTCCCTTCTCTCGTCGACCGATGCGAGCGCCGATAGCGTCATCGTCGGCGGCCTCTTTGCGCTGGCCTCCATGACGGGGATCTATGGCTTTGTCGTGATCTGGCGGGGGCAGGTTTTCAGCGCTACCGAATACGCGATGGCGGCCGCCGGGCTGATCGCGGCCATTGCCGGCAGCAAGCGTCTCCGCGACGGCGCAACCGATGGAGCGAAGTGAATGCTGCGGGCCGGGCTTGACACCGGCTGGGGACTGCTTATCCGCTCTTCGTCTCCACAGAAGGCTTGCGCCTGGGGAGTCCTGCCTGTGAGCCTTCGCTCGGCAGTACTAACGAAGTCCGTCCCTTCGGTCCTGCGTGTCCATCCACGCCGCCGCAGCGATCGCATTCTACCAAAGGACCAACCTGAATGCTAGGACCGCTTGAGCCCTATCTGCTCTACATCAAAATCGCCCTGTTCGCCGCCGCGCTCGCGGGAGCGGCATGGGCCGGTCACACCGTCACCTCGAATGCATGGAAAGCACAGCAGGCGGAAGACCTGATCGCCGCCGAGAAGGCGAGGGACGTACAGGAACAGAAGATCACGGCCATCTCGGCGGAACTCGAACAGGCGAAGGCTAAGCGCGATGTGGTATACAAGACGATCACGAAGACGGTTGACCGGATCGTGCAGGCTCCTGGGTATGATCGCGTGTGCCTCGATCCTCCAGGCTTGTCAGCAGCCAATGCCGCCCTCGGTTTCCCCGCCGCCGATAGCGGCAAACCTCCTCAGCCCGTGTCCAAGCCTAAGCCCCCTGGATGACGGGACAGCGGCAAGCGTGCTGCGTAAGCTGGTAGAGGTCGGAGAGGCTTATCAGGACTGCAAGGAGCGTCATGAGGCGCTGAGCGAGGCGGTGAGGTAGCTCAACCCGCCATCTCCCGCTTCAGCCGCGCGCTCATCGCCGCGGCCTCCGTCATCAGATCCTCCCGGTCCCGCGTCGTCAGGTGCATGGCGTCCTCGATCACGGCGAGCTTCTCTTGCCAGTCTGGGCAGACCCGCAGGTACGGAAACGCGAGGGAGAGCGCATTCATCGTGACGGCCTGATCCCATGCGCTCGGCATGTCATCGATCCAGGCGAGGAGATCGGGGGAGCGGGGGTCGTGCATCCGGGCGAGGTGGGGAGGGCGGGGCGAGGGGTCAAGGCGCGCCCTTAGCGATTGCGGTGTTGAGGCGCAGCATATCGAGACCATATGCCTCTTTCGCGAGGGCCGCTCGGCCGGCGTCGGTCAGCGCGACACGAGGGCCGTCCGTCTCGACGAGGGGTGGTTCTGCCATCCCGGCGTCGATCAGACCGTCGCGGAGCTCGCCGTCGAAGCTATCGATGCCCCGCGATCCGTTGCGGAGCAATAACAGGACGCGATACATCCGTGGCATCATCTCACTCTCCCTTCAACCCCATCCTCAACCCCTTCACCGCCACCCTCGTCTCCGCCGCCCGTGCCCCGCACCGCCGGCAGCGCAGCAGCGCCGTCACCGCCTCGATCGTCATCGCCGCCCCGTACCGTTCGATGAGCGACGCCGGGTCGAGATCGGCCCCGCCGGTCCCGCAGGCCGAGCACCAGGTACGGAGGACAAGCCCCTCGCGCTGGAGATAGGCGAGGGTAAGGGGAGGCGGCAT